AGTTATAATGAGGACAATGCTTTAGCAGAAGAGCGCCATTTTCTAAAGAATTACACAATTCCATTGAAGCAATTAGATACTCAAAAGTCTATAATGGTCTTCTCGCATAAGCACAATTCTTTGAATAAAGAGAAATTATTAGAAAATATGGATTCCACTAAAACCAAATTGTCGCGATTCACTGTAGACGATTTTATTGATGATGCTGTCTTAAAGCAGTTTTATATGGTAGACATGAATAATTTATTAACTAATTATGAACCGGGCAAGCCTGAATATAAACCCAAATTAATGGAACAAATAAAAAAAATGGAAAATGAGCGCAATAAACGATTAGAAGACCATAATAAAATGTTAGAGGCGCAGAAACGAATGTTATTTAATCAACGTCCTGAATATAATACAAATACACATACAAATACAAATACATATTATGAGAGACAACTTGCCAATTATGAGAAGCAAATAGAAGACAAAGTGTGTCTAATTAATGAGCTATTGAAGAAGATTAAAGACCTGAATGCTGAACTGAGCCAATATAAAACAAGCAATGTATAACTCTACAATTTTTTTTCAAAATTTTATTTTTATTTTTCTTTCAAAATTTTATTTTTTAGAAAGGGTTTAAAGACAGATTGGTATATAAGTATATATTATAGCAACCACAATGCCCTACATTGACCACGATGATGCTGATGCCGATATCAAGAATGACGCCACTAAATTAATGTCTACTGATAAGTATTTTTACAAGGTTAAGAGAACAATTATTGATGACTCCAAGACAAAGTGGAAGAATGATGGACGCACATATTACAAGGTTTTAACAATTGGTATTTATGGTAGCGGACAAGTTGGTAGCAGGGCGCGTAATGCGGTCAGTGGTTCCAAATACAATATTTTGGTTGGCTCTAAGGAGCAGGATAAGTTGTATGCTGTCGCATTGTGTACTGGAGAGAATGGCAACAAGTCCCCTATCTTTATGTATTACGACAGCCCTGAGCAATATGAGTCGCATTTGTTATCAAGATTGGATATTGAAAATAAGACTAAATGGTATATGAGAAAACCTGCGAATAGTGCTACTGCTAATAACTAATTCTAATAACTAATGCGCTAAATATATTATTTTAACTTTTTATTTATTTTTTTAAAAAAAAGTTAAACATTCAAATGCTTATTATACCTTATTCATCATTGTCTTCTATATCAGAAATAACAATATCCTCAGTATCTTCCGCATCTTCTTTTGTGTATTTATCTAAATATCTATAAATACGATTTATATCCAATTTTGTTATTTCATAATTCTCAAACAATTGTAAAATTTCAGTATCGCCAACTGGATACTTGTTTTTAATATCCAAAAAGAAAGCATACATGTCCTTTTTATCCATTCCTAATTGCTGGCATAAATTTTGTATAAAGATGGAATTATTGTATTCAGTTGAATATTTTGTTAGTACCTTTGTAAAACGAACCTCTGCTGGATTGAACTTTTGTTTACTACTAGTTGTATTTGTATTACTATTTGTATTTGTATTACTACTGTTACTACTGTTACTACTGTTACTACTGTTACTACTGTTACTACTGTTACTACTGTTACTACTGTTACTACTGTTACTACTGTTACTACTGTTACTACTTGTACTACTGTTACTACTTGTACTACTATTTGTATTACTGGTATTATTTGTATTACTGGTATTATTTGTATTACTTGTATTATTTTGTAAAAAAGACTCATGGTAGAGCCGGTTATTGTTAAATGTCTTTATTAAAGAGCTCATCTCATTAAATTGCCAAATCTGTTTCTGAAATGTGACGCGGTCAATGTAATCAGCAAAGCACATATTTGACAACAATGTTAGATAAAATGGAATTGATTGCTCCTTGGGTTGCTTACCAATAACATCAATAATATTTTCATGATACAATAGACCCACAATTGTCCTGTCTGTTTCGTTCATAATTGTTAGATGGTCTTTTAACAAATAGTTATTATTAATTAATTTTTTAGTAATTTGCCTAGTATCATCATTATACGACTTCATTAAAAATATGTTCTTAATTATATTATTATTCAATATATCTTGTTTGTTCTTATAAAGTTCATAAATAGTTGTTAGTTTACGTAAATCTCCTTGAATGAAACTAACAATATTTGGCTTAATAGAATTGTCAATCGCCGGAATTATCTGGTTTATAATATTGTTCATTTGTATTGGTGTTGGCGATTTTAATTCAATTACATTACAGACCTTCATTAGCTCCTTGATTTTTTTATCCATATGGTAGTTCCCTATACAAATAATTGGGTTCAATGTAATGTCTTCTAGTCGCTGTTTTTTGGTCTTCTTGGGTCGTATTATTTTGATTAGCGAATTTATACCACCTTTGTCGCCATTATTCATGCCATCAATTTCGTCCATAATAATCGCAATTCGCTTCACTTTCTTATGAAACATGCTCATCACATTTTTATCTGACATATTATGCTTGGTAATAGTGTCAATAATGGATTTATTACGAATATCACCGGCATCATATTTGATAATATCGTAGCCCAATTCTTTCAAAATATTAGTGACAAATGTGGTCTTACCAGTGCCCGGGTCGCCATATATATAAATGCCCTTTTTGGTTGTTAGATTGTGTTTAGTTTGTTCAAAATTTGTTAGTATATCTCTCATTTTATTAACCTCCTCTTGACGGTCTAATAATGTATTTAGATTAATCATTTCCATTTAATATATTTTATTAGGTTCTTTTTATGTTGATTTTTACTTAATCCAAGTTTTTCTAATATTTCTTCTAATATTTTTTTACATTTCTTTGAATCATGGTCTATACAATAACTATTCAGAAATACCAAATAATTTTTATATATACAATCTCTGTTTAAATAATTTCTTAAATTTTGCCATCTAGAAAGGTTATCAACTAACAAATGACTAAATACATAATCACAATCTTTGCGAATTATTGCCCGAATATATTCTTCAATGTTTTTGTTTTGATTTGATAGGAACTGAATAACTATTTTATGATTTGCTTCATACATAGTCTTGTTCCAGAATACTTTTACAAATGTTGGAACATAGCTTTCAACAATGGCAACTATTTCATTTGGTAATTTATTTATATTGTTTAGTAAATCTTTTGCTTTATTGGAAAACATGTGTAGTTTTATAATTGGTATCTGAAATTATGTTACAAAAAAATATGTAATATAATTTGTATTTTATTGTATTATTTGTTATAGATTTGTTATAGATTTGTTATAGATTTGTTATAGATTTGTTATAGATTTGTTATAGATTTGTTATAGATTTGTTATAGATTTTTTTAACTATTTAAGAACTGCTGGTTGTTGTAGTTGTTGTACTTGATGTGTCACAAGGATTATCAACTCCATATGTAATTCCATCCCATGTTACACCACAACGCGTCGCCCATGTGTATTTAGAACAATTGGTACTATCAGAATTAAACGGCGACACATTAAAATTCATGGTGTTTTGTTCTCCAGTACCTGGTAAGTTACATTTGCCTAAACTTTTGGCATTATAACAAGCCTCTCCAGTTCCTTTTAAGTCTACCCAATAATCCGGACAATCACCTATAACAGGAGGCCAAACCATTTGTGAACTAGATTTAGACAAAGACATACCAATAATAACTAACAAAATAATCAATCCTATTAATGCCAATCCTAGTATTATTTTTTGAAAAGATGTTTCCATTATATAAATAAATAGATATTTTTTTATATATAATATTATATATTATGAATAGTCAACAAGGAAATACAAATATGAATATGAATATGAATACAAATAATGGCACAAAGACTAGCAAGGTCAATGGTCGTGTTGATATTTTAAATCCCCCCGATATTGCTCAATTATTTTCAATGTATGACAAAATACCTGCTAACCAATGCACTACATTTAGGAATGCCACTATTGGACAATGGGACGAAACACCATTATCGACTGCTTATTTTTCTAAGGAGAATATTCAAATCATACAGAATGGAATACGCGCAGGTGTTTACAATATGTCAAATGGTCAATATGTAATTGGTCCCCAAGATTGTGATAATTTAAAGATTATTATGCGAGCTATTTTCCTACAATATTCCGCCAATTTGCCTCAGAATATTGCCGGGCAAATACAACAATTAAATCAGATGGTTCTTGACCATTCGATACCTAAGGTTTATGGTGAGGCGCAAGGGTATATAAAGTATTTACATGATGCTAGCACATTGGTTGTGCCTTTAGCATCACCAGTTTGTGATACGCAATTTGATAAACGTAATTACAAGATGCCTAAGTGGTTTTAAAGCACCTTAGGTGCGACTTATAAGCTTTACGAAGAAAAGCGACTTATTTAATAAAAACAATTTACACAATTTAATATTTAAAAACTATCTTATCTTAAATATTAATAATAAAATGCTTCTAAGAAGTAGACAGATACTAACAAATTATATTGTAAAACGACCTTATTGGACGCCTGATACAAAGATAAATACAAATGTTAAATGCCAATGTTTTATAGATTATGACAAATATGTCCAAGATACATATGCTAAAGATAAGCAAATTAATGACATTCATCTGTATTATAAGCATTTGAATAATATTGATGCTGAACAGAAGCAAAAATTACAACAAATACAAGATAATGTTTCACAACATACATACTGGATATTCCATAGCGTGGCATTATCATATGTAGGGCTATTTACTTACGTTTTTAAAATGTAATGTAAAATGTAATGTAAAATGTAATGTAAAATGTAATGTAAAATGTAATGTAAAATGTAATGTAAAATGTAAAAAAATAAATATAAACAAATTGACAATTTATATTTATTTACCTTATTTTACTATTTTATCTAGTTTATTTTTAAGCCTCTTGTAATTGTATCTTCTTCTTAATAGTACCAGCCTTTACAACAATCTTAGACTTTTTACCAGTTTTAACTACTCCATTAATCGCAATATCACGCTCCATTCTGTAACTCGTATATTCCTCTTCCAATGCCAGCAATTCTCTTAACCACATTTGCTCACAACTAGTCGCCTTGATTGTTGCCAACTCTTGAGTCTTGCTCTTATGCTCATTTATCAGTTTCTCAACATTTTCCTCTGATACTGCGTCCATCGGCATGCGAACTAGATACTTGTATTCTTCATCTACAACATTTGAATCACCTGTTGATATCATTTGATAACCTTTTTCCTGTAGCATCTTAATAATATCGTCCTTCTTTCTCTTACGCAAATCAATACTGCCATTTAGAACTTCCTGAATATACTTAACTTTATTAGACAGAATAACTAGTTCCTTTTCCAAGACATCAATTAAATACGCTTTTCGAGTGCCATAATATACTAATCTTACATCATAGAAGTCATCAATAATTTCATTGACTGTGCTGTATTTCGTCAACTTGTCATCTGAATTAAACAAGTTCATATTTGTTGTGCTACTAGTGTTATACAGCTTTAGAACTTTCTCTAATCCGTTACAATCATAATCACCCTTTATTGATTCTAGCTCATCCAATTTGCCCTTGTTAAACGTGATAATAAAATCCACATTGGTATCTTTACTATTGTCATCATATTCTTTTACATAAGGAGTTGACTTCTTTTGCTTATCTTTATCTTTATCCTTGCTCTTTTCCACTTGTTCTTCTTCTAGCTCCTCAAGAAGCTCTTTGAAATCCTCTGTCCAGAAGCCAATTGGCAACTCGGTTACACGAATTTTATCCGGACCTAGTTTCTCATAACTGCCCTTGAACAAATATTTAGTATCACCAACCTTTGATATTGTGCCCTTGAATCCCTCATAATAAGGCATAAACTCTTTTTCAAGACTAGTCGAGCTAAGTTTGCTCTTTAGATACTCAATAATATCCTTCGGATTGTAGCACATTATTTCAGTACTAAAACCAGTTCCAATACCCTTTGAACCATTGACTAGAACCATTGGAATAATTGGCACATAGAATTGAGGCTCAACTGGTGTTCCATCATCTGATAAATATTTTAAAACATGGTCATCTTGTTCTATAAATATACAACGCGTTATCTTCTCCAATCGTGTAAATATATATCTGGGAGACGATGCGTCTTTACCACCTTTAATTCGCGACCCAAACTGACCCGCCGGAACTAGCAAATTCACATTATTGGAACCGACAAAATTCTGAGCCATACCTACAATTGCTTGATTCAAAGACTCTTCGCCATGATGATAACACGAATGCTCTGAAACATAACCGGAAAACTGCGCCACTTTGATTTCACTTGACAACCGCTTTTTGAACGACGAATACAAGATTTTACGCAATGATATTTTGAGTCCATCCATCAAATTTGGAATACTACGGTCGCAGTCATATTTGGAGAAATGAATTAGCTCCTTATTAATGAACTCTTCATATGTAATCATTTGCTTACTGGTATCTACATAACTCTCTCTGTTATAGACATTTTCAAGCCAATCTTTTCTATCATCTGCGCGTTTCTTATTGAACACCATATCAATCGCATCATCACTGCTTGCTGTGTGTTGAAACCCAACAAAACGCTTCTCTTCAAAATATTCAACAAACTCGTTTTTGGTTGATGTGCCTAAACCCTTGTAATACTTAATATTCCAACCTTTTGTATCAGTTGCGCCACTGTTCTTCCATGAATTATATTCACCCTCATTATAGAATTTCATTTCTTGTTGACCCTTTTTCGCTTTCAAAATTGGCGTGTTCATGAAGCCAATAAATCCAGGAATATGTGCCAAGCTTGACCATTCGTTCTGAAACAAATTAATACACAAACCTTTAATGTGCGACCCATCCAAATCCTGGTCAGTCATAAATACGATTTTACTGTATCTTAGCGATTTGTTTACATCTGCGAGTGTAGCATATTCTTTGCCAGTTTCTAAACCTAAAATCTTTTTAATCTCAGTGATTTCCTTGTTTTCTGACACCTTCTTTTGTAATTCGCCTCTGACATTCATGACTTTGCCCTTCAATGGATATACGCCAAATATATTTCTATCTTCTGATGATAAACCTGAAATAACTCCTGTCTTGGCTGAGTCTCCCTCACAAAAGATTAAGACACAACTAGATGATTTATCAGTGCCTGCCCAATTCGCATCAGTCAGCTTAGGAATACCTCTGATTGACTTGGATTTAGTTCCATCTGTCTTTTTCGCAGCCTTATTTTCCTTGACTTCAGTCAATTGTAACGCAGCATCCATCACACCCATTTTTGCGACCTTCTCAATAAATTTATCACTGACGTCACACTTTGAGCCAAATTTAGAAGACGGAGTATTCATAAAATCCTTGGTCTGACTATCAAATGCCGGATTCTCAATATCGCATCTAATAAACAGAATTAGCTGCTCCTTAATTGAGTTTTGGTTGACCTTGACTTTTTTCTTTTGCTCAATATAGTCGCATAGTTTTCGAGTTATCTGACCTAAAATGTATTCAACATGTTTGCCACCTTTTGCTGTATGAATTCCATTTACAAACGATACTTGTATAAATTCGTTATTTGGAGTTAACGCCACAGCATATTCCCATCTGCCTCCGGGACCACTGTCTTCATATGCTCTGGGCGCCGCACTTTTGTCACCAATATACAAGTCAATATATTGCTGGAAATTCTTAACAGGAATAAGCTGTGAATTATATTTAACTTTTAAAGACTTGTCAGTAACAGCAGAAATATCATATACACGCTTTTTCAGAAGCGCAATCAAATCAGGAGTAAGACCGTTGATACCAAGACGCTTATAATCGGGCTTAAATGTGATTTTTGTATAAGGTTTGTTCTTACATTTAGTGATTGTTGGGCTACAAATCTCGTCTAAATTGTTCTTGAACTCTTGAACATATTTTAGTCCTCGCACATGGTCAACCGTTTCTACTTGTCCATATGTAGACCAAATAAGAACCAACTTGAAACCAAATCCGTTCTTACCACCTACAATTTTCTTTTCATCCTTATTGTAATTTGTTGATGTTCTTAGGTGACCAAATATGAGCTCGGGAATCCATACTTTGTATTCTGGATGTTGAGCAACATCAATGCCATTGCCGTCATTTATCATTACAATAGTGCCATCTTCTTGAATAGATACATCAATGTAGGAAACAGGAATACAATTAGGCTGTCCGGCTTCAATTGCGGTTGTCATACGAATTACATGGTCACGACAGTTCACAATACCCTCGTCAAATAACTTGAAAAGACCTGGAATATAACTCATATTCTTTTCAATAATTTTCTCTTCATTTGCTTCATTGTCACTTTCAGAAAGAATCCACAAGTCCGCATCCACCTTCTCAACAGAACCAATATAAGTGTCCGGATTATCTAATATATGTTGCTTATCGGTTTTTTGCTGATATTTATTAGCTAGACCTTGGTCTTCTTTATTATCATTATTATTCATTTTATTACTTGTAGTTTTACTCATTTTTATTTCTATTATACATTCTAATTTTATGTTTATATATTTTTCAATTTTATTGTTTTATTATTTTATTGTTTTTACAATGTTTAAAATAAAATTATAAAATAGAATAAAGAACAATGTCTGGATTACATTTTACTCCAGGAAGAAAAGGAAAGTTAAGCAAATTATTACGTAATTTATATTATTGTCAAACTAAACAACAAGAACCACCATTTAAGGGGAAAGGCTTCTCATATACATTCGAAAATGACCTATTTGTTATTACATTTAAGACTAGCGGAATCATTGAATTTAATGGATTTGTTGGCATAGATTATTTAGTAATAAAAGATATTCCTCCATATAATAATGCCACTGGTACATTTTTTTCAGAAAAACATCAACCAATAATTATTGATATACAACCCAATATGGAGATAAATATTAATACAGGAGAATTTAATTTATTTTTTGATGGATACAAAGAAGTAATATTTTATGTAAAAATATATGAAAATCGTATTCCGGAATGTAATCTATATAATGATTGTGCTTGTATTCAGGAAAAGGTGAACCAAATAAAAACTGGATATAATGACCCAACGCAACCATTAAGTTTAAGAGTAGCGCAATTGGCTACTCAACGTTTAGGTGGTCGGACAACTTTTGGAAATGTTGGAATAGGTTTAGGAATAGGCGTAAATGCGAGGACAAATACATTTTTAGGAGGTGCTGAAGGTCAACCAGGTGGCAGTCCTAGACCAATAAGAAACCGGTTTTAGGAAAATATAAACAATATAAATGCGTTTCTAAATTAATTACAAAATTAATGACAAAATTAATTATAGTTTTATAATTAGAATTATTATTTTTTCTTATTATATTTTATAATGACGTTTAAAACAATCATTGGTTCGCGCGCAGAAGTGTGGCATGGTACTGCTAAACATACATCAGGTGGTCTTACAAAGGCTCATTTAATGAAGAACAAGTCTGGACGCATTGTTTCCAGAAAGAAGCACTTTTCTGCCAAGAGAGAGAATCGTCTTGTCAAAGCAGGTTACAAGACCAAGAAGGGACACTTTGGCTTTGTTAAGACTGGTTCTAAAAAGCATGGTATAAAGCATGGTAGAAAGCATATGAAGGGTGGTATGCCTCATGATATTTCAAATCCCGATTCTGCTAACCAGAATGGTAATGGCATTGCCGGAGCTGGTATTACTGACTTTGGACCCAGTTCAACAAGTGTCCAAATGCGCGCTGGCATGGCCGGTGGCAAGAGACGTAAACATCATATGGTTGGTGGAACAACTACACCATTTGCCAATGTTTCAATGAATTCCCCTTTGAATCGTGCTTTAAATGCCTAAGCAAATTAGTTTGTAATCCATGACGAACTAACAAATTTCTCATATTTAATATGTTCATTTAAAACATGGCAAACACTTTTTTCAAAATATTGTTTGCTAACAATTGGCATCATTCGCTTATCTTTATCTATTAATTGGTTTGCTTGGCAAAACGATTTATAACCTTTATACAAGTCATCAAATGATATTAAGTCATTCTTCTTCTTGATATTATTTACATTAGGGCTGTCTTTATATATTTCCAAGAATTTCATTATGTCATCATGTTTAGACCATAAATTACATGATATATTTGTAACATATTTGTTGTCAATAATTTCAACTTGCGGTGAAAAATAATGATGTATCATCTTTATAATATCCTTGTCTGAAATGGAGACCTGTTTGTAGTCAGAAATTTTATATAAAGAGGTAATTTCGTCTATTTCATATTCGTCATCATTAATGCTTATGCTATCGCTTATGTTATCACTTAAGGTCAGTATTGTAATATGAGCGTTCCAAAATGCTAAAAAGCTACTAACTGATGGCAAGTATTTGCTAGTAACATTTATAAAAATTGGCTCTTTCTCCTTATTCATATTATCTTCTTCCAAAGAAGTTTCTATAAATACCAGTCTTGTTTTAAGTATCTCCTTCAAGTTGTTAGTATATATCATATTTGGAACATTAATACTGGACAAATATTGCTTCCATATGTAATGCATATTCTTCCAAGACAATGTATTATAATTATTATTATTATTGTTATTATAATTGATTTCAGAACCAGAACCAGAACCAGAACCTTGTTTTATACTGATACACTGCTTTATAAAACTATCTACTATTTTGTCCGTCGTATTTTGACTGAAAAACAGCGTATATTGTTTGACATGTTCATCCGCCTTTGTTAAAAGATAATTATCAGAATTTGTATATCTTTCAGAATAATGTGCCGCGATACAAAGCAAATCAATACCTATTTTGTTTAGAACATCTTTAATCAAATCATGCGATAATGCGTTTTCATTGGTTTTAATTAGCCTGTAGTTTGCTATATCATGACTGTCGTGATATTTTGAAATAAAATTATTCATTATTGAATTACCTGTTGTAACATACGCAATCGAATCAATTAGGAGAACAAGTTTCTTGATATTTGAATTAATAAAATACATTGATTGATTTGTTTGATTTGTTTGACTTGTATTCTTCTTCAAAATACAGTCACCAATAACAGTAAGAAAATATTTGGCTTCTGTTCTGGATTCGAAGATGGTCTGTAAGAATCCTAGAACATTCTGGATTGTATATGTTTCAGGCACTGATTTGAATAACGAACGTTCCTTGATTTGCTTGATAATAGTCTGCTTAGTTTTATGTTTCCAGGCCATCAATTTGCCTTCATCTGTAATTGTAGACAGCAAATGGTGATGAATATCGTCGTCCTTTATGATACTATATGTCTTGCCGTCATATACATAATAGATGTTGTTATATGGCATATAAAAATACTGGTGTTTGCTCAAATATACCTTGAAGAAGTTGTCTTGTTCCATTGTTAGTTCATTCATTCTCGACACACGTTCTTCGTATTTTTTATGCTCTGAATCTAACAAATTAGGCAAATTTGTCATAAAAGTTTGTAGCCGGTTTATCATATATGGGCAATCTTTGTATTTATTATATAGGTCAGTTAGGTCTACAAGTGTATTAATTGGTTGTATTTGCGTTTGCTGTTGCTGTAAATTGGTTATATTATTGTTCATTACTACTGCTTCTTGTGCTTCTTGCTCCATTTTAATGTATTATAATTATTATATTGGTAATTTGTGTTTAGATTGTTTCAATATAATATTATGTTCTATAATAGTATATAATAGTATATAATATGACGTCAACTAACAAATCAAGACCTATAACACTTAGATATTTGCCTAAAAGGTTATCTAGGAAGGACAAAAAGACACAATCGCAAATGATTCAAAAATCTAGACGGATGTATAAGAAAGGCGTCTATTATACAAGAAAGCCAGTAAAGTCGTTTTCAACAAAGACGTCTAAACATATTTTAGCCGCCAGAAAAATGTATAATATAGAAACTATTGAACCTAGTAAAGAGCTTGTTGCTAAGACTGGTTGTTCCTTAGAGTCTCTAAAAAAAATTGTAAATAAAGGAGCAGGAGCATATTTTTCATCGGGTTCCAGACCAAACCAAACTGCTCAATCATGGGGTAATGCTCGTTTAGCAAGCGCTTTAACAGCAGGAAAAGCCGGCGCAGTTGATTACAATATTTTACACGATGGATGTAAACGGGGAACCAAAGGCTACAAAATGGCTGAATTAGCTAAAAATAGATACGGACATGGACAACACAAAGTGCCAAAAGCATAATTATAATTAATAATTAATAATTAATAATATACTCTTTTATCATATGTATATAATCAGTTTGTACGCTAAAATATAAAACAATAAAAAACTCACCATAAAGAGTAACTACAAAATCATTTGTAAAAACAGTTATAAATAATAAAAATAAATATAATGTTGCTATGATTATTAATGTTTGTAGTAAAATATAATATAAAATATTATCACCTAATTTTTTATCTGTTTTTATTCTTTGTATAAATATATCAGTATAATTACCAAGTATAACTGCGGGAATTATATGAACAATACAATTCAATGTAAATAAAAAAAAATTACGGTGTGAATAAAATTTTACATTTTTTGTTACACATTCATTTATATTATTAAGTAATTTCATAATATATTATATAATATATATTAAAACATTATTTTATTAATAACAATAAATATTTTAACTTTAATTTAAAATTAAAATTAAAATTAAAATTAAAATGTGTAAGGTGAAAAATTATATTAATTCTAACGCATAACTATTTAAAGATTTGCGTTTAAAATTACGTATATTATAGAAATAATGGCTACTTTTACCAAAAATATTAATACACATACAAATGACGGCAATGTGTTGACTATTAAAACCGTCCAAATTGCCCCATTTAGAACTTTGATGACGGCTCTAAAAGACATTCTCTTGGAGACCAATATTTCATTCCAGCCTGATGGAATTCGAATTATTAACATGGACAAGTCGCATACAATTTTAGCCCATTTGTATTTAGCAGCGCAAAATTTTGAGTTCTATGAGTGTAAAAAAGAGAAGATTATTATTGGAGTCAATATGTTTCACCTTTTTAAGCTGATTAATTCTATTGATAATGATGATACTCTCACAATTTACATTGAAAATGCTGACTATTATGACGGCATTGTGTCGCACTTGGCGCTAAAATTTGAGAATGGTGATATTAAGCAATGTAAGACGCAAAAGTTGAAGCTAATTGAGCCTGAGCCTGAGGAGCTTGAGTATCCTGATGTGAAGTTCTCTTCGATTATTAATTTGCCGTCAGCTGACTTTCAGAAGATTATTCGTGATTTGTCGTGTATTTCTGATAAGCTGGAAATCAAGTCGGTTGGCAATGAGCTAATTTTCAAGTGCCAGGGCCAATTTGCGTCGGCGGAAATTCATCGGGCTGAGTCGGATGGCTCAATGGGTTTCATTTTGAAGCAAGATTCGTCTAAAATTATTCAGGGTGAGTTTTCTTTGAAGAACCTTGGCTACTTTATCAAGTGTACCAATTTGTGCTCCCAGATTGAGCTCTATTTAGAGAATGATTTGCCTTTGGTTGTGAAGTATGATGTAGCAAGTTTGGGTTCCATTCGATTGTGTTTGTCGTCTCTGCCTTCTGTGTAAATCTTTGGTATAAAAACATTTAATAAAATTAATAATAATATATCATATAATATTATTAATAACATATTATGTCATATTCTAGAAACTATAACGATTATTTAGGCGCACGTCGATGTTGTAATAGTAATTCAGTTGGAGCACAAGGACCACAAGGTTCACAAGGTCAGGCTGGTCCTATTGGTTTTCAAGGCGCAACTGGGCCATCGGGAGGAGCACAAGGTGCTACGGGAGCCACTGGCGCTCAAGGACCAGCAGGAGGTGGAGGAGGCGGAGCAACAGGAGCAACAGGTTCCCAAGGGACAACAGGAGCAACTGGTGCCACAGGAGCAACTGGTGCCACAGGAGCAACTGGTGCCACAGGAGCAACTGGTGCCACAGGAGCAACTGGTTCCCAAGGGACAACAGGAGCAACAGGAGCAACAGGAGCAACTGGTGCCACAGGAGCAACTGGTGGTAGTCCATGGTTTTCAACAAATTATATTGGTGTCACTGGGCCAGGATATACTGGAACTGGCTACACAGGAGACGCAATGGTTTTTGGAAATTTATATGTTTCAGGGGGTATCGACCCAACTTATTTAGCATTAACACCACAAAGTTCAAATCCACTTACACCAGGTTTAGAAGGAATATGGATTGAAAATGGAGGTTCATTAAGAGTTCAAGAAACACGTCTAGATGATTTTTCTGGAACAACTCCTGGATATATAAATATAAATCCAATAACTAATCCACAAATTACATTGTCAGATGGTCTACCAAGTGAAATAAATGTCGTTACACTAAATAACAACGAGATAGCGTTAAATGACTTTTCAGGCACAGGAACTACTACATCATTTACTACAACTAATTTATCACAAATAACAACAGGACCTACAACTATTACGGCTACATGGGAGGATATAATTAACAATACAAATGCTGGAACACCTACATTACAACAAGTTTTAGATGCTGGAAATGAAGCGGATTTAAGTATTATTTTAAAAGATGGCTTGATTACTCCACTTGCTACAAATACTATTGATGATACTGGTGTGATTATTACCGAAACTGCTGGGGTTTTTGGTGTTAAAACTAATACTATTAATAAAATAGGTTATGAAGTAAGAGAAGATGATGGATTAGGTCATTATCAAGAGGTAGAACTACAACAAGATAATTTAAGTTTTTATTTTAATCAACCATCATTAGGTTATGACTTTGATATGGTTTTATCTGCTACTACTGGTGGAGGTTTATGCGGTATTCAACATACAGATAGGTCTTCAACTATTCCAAGTAATTTAACTTTATCTACAAATCAAAATCTCGTTTTTACTGCTGATAATATTGACTTATCTTCAAGCGGTCAGTTAGTATTGCCTTCATTAGCGAGTGGTGCTTATTTAAGATATAATCCTACTACTGCTAATGAACTTTTATATTCTAATTCTGCTACTGCTGGTGGAGGTTCTCCAATGCTTTCATTATTTCAAGACAACGCTACTGCTGGTTCTTGTAATTTAAGATTACAAAAAAATACTTCTACTACTGGTTCGCCTCTTGGTGAAATTGCTTTTTACGGACGAGATGCTACTGCTGGTAATCCTTATAGAGAGTTTTGTAGAATAAGAAGTGCTATTAGAAATAATACTGCTCCTACTAATATTGATGGTTCATTAGATTTATTTGCTTTGGTTAATGGAACTTTAACTGAATTAATGCGTATTAACGGACAGAATAGCGAAATAGAGTTCTACCAACCAATAGATACTAATGGTAATAATGTTAATTGTTCTACTGGTGATTTAAACTTGACTGCGTCTGCTTCTGCTACTACTGGAAATGTAAATATTACTGCTAAAACTGGTTCTGTTGTAAATATTAATTCTAATGTTGTAATGGATAATAGTGAAACTTTAATGATACGAAATACTGCTAATACTATTTATAATAGTCAATCTCAAAGTTCAGTAAATCTTATTGATATTACTAATGTAAGTAATACATACTCTCATCAACTTACTAATACTCAACAATTATTTATAAATCAACAAATAAATACTTATAGAAACGAAAGTAATGCTATTACAAATACTATAACAGAAACCGATAGTTTAAGTGTAGATATAAAAAAATTAACATTAGAAACCAATTTAGTTAGAATGAACGATAGTTCCACCGCTCCAACAATAGAACAAGTGGATATAACCCCTACATATATTACATTTCAAAGTAGCGGTTCGGCGACCGATAGTTTAAGTATTTATAATAATAGTGCTAATGGTGGAGAAATTACTTGGTCTAATACTACTGGGTCAAATGGATTGACGATTGATAGTAATAAAGCATTAACATTAAAAGCATCTATCGCTACTCAACCGCTACAATTAGATAGTGATGTAATCAATCTTGTAAATACGAATACAACCGCATCAGGAGGCGGTGCTACTTCTGTTTTACAAACTACGAGTGCTATTGGAGATATTACTAATTACTTAAAGTTTCAACTTAACGGAGCAGATATTTGGATACCTTATTTTACGAGCGACCCATCAGTTTAAAAATTATTCAAAATAAATAATATAAATATTATATAATAATAACAAAATGGCATTTACAAGATTTCACGACGACCCCGCAAGAATAGCTAAACAATTACAACAACAGACCGACCAGGGCCGCTGGGCAATTGATGTTCCTGGTAATGGCGACAAGCCATGTTTTATGATGGACCCGCAAATTATTCCGCAAAAATGGGGTGGCAATTTGTGGACCAAATCCATTGACATTCAAAACTCTCTTTTAGGAATAGATAGACCCTTAACCAGGGATTGTATGAAGTCAAAATATAAGCAATTTGTTTCCGGTGCGAGTCGCATTGTGTATCCTGAAAGCGATAATCTTACAACTGACCAATCTAGGTCTATTGCGCCTGCGTGGATGTATCGTGATTTACCCCAAGTTCACGCATATATTTTACCTGAAAATCCTCAAAGCCATACTGAAATGAAATTTAGAAATAATGTTAGTACGCGCAATTTTGAAAAGGATAATTTTAGCAGAGACAATGTGTGTCCTACAAACAGCCAAGATTATACAAAGTATGTGAAAAATCAAAATCAACCAGCTAATACAAATGCTAATGCTAATACAAATGCTAATACAAATGTTAATAGCAAGGAAGGGTTCTCAAATATAAGTACAAATACATTTCACAGCACTATGCCAAACGTAGGTAAAAATACTAACATTGAATATGCTCGCAGACAATTTGACGCAATTAATGGCACACAAAGAAGACATGTTTAAAAGCAATAAGAAGTAAAAACAGTAAAAAAGAAAAATAAAAGTATATATTATATATAGTATATAATATATAATGGAATTAGCTATACCACTTATCGCATTAGGAGGAATGTATGTTGCTTCAAACCAAAATAAAAATTCATTTTCAAATCAAAATCAAAATCAAAATCAAAAGCAAAATCAAAATAACAATTCTTCTTCTAAGAAGGAGAATTTTGTCACTATGGGCGCTAATCCAAACTATTTACCGAATACCAATGTACCGCCAACCAATTACCCTATTTTAAATAACAAGGAGCTTGTTGACAATGTTCAGGAATACGTAAATCCAAATATGGCCAGTGACAAATATTTTAATCAAAACGCCTACGAACAACGACAGCGTGCCGGGGGTAAAGTTAGTGACACAATTCAGCAAGTTTATTCCCTTTCCGGAAATTATATGGACACTAAGGAATTTAAACACAGCAATATGGTGCCTTTCAATGGCGGCAAACCCAAAGGCCAAATTTATAATAATAACAACGCCGAAACTATTTTAGACAATTACATTGGTTCTGGTTCTCAGATAATTAAGAAGATTGAGCAGGCGCCGTTATTCAAGCCTCAAGATAACATCCAATGGGCTTATGGTGCGCCTAATATGAGCGACTTCATGCAGTCGCGAGTTAACCCGGCTTCAAAGAATAATATGGTAAAACCTTTTGAATCTATCCACGTTGGACCTGGTTTAGGAAAAGGATTCTCTTCTGAAGGCAGCGGCGGTTTCAACTCTGGCATGGAAGACCGTGATGCTTGGCTCGATAAGACCGTCGACCAATTGCGTGTCGCAACTAATCCCAAACTTGAATACAATTTAGACAATTTACAGGGCCCGGCGCAGTCAAATATTAAGAATGTTGGTATCCAAGGCAAGGTTGAAAAATACAGACCCGATGGTTTCTTTATTAACTCGCAAGACCGTTGGCTCACTACAACTGGTGCTGAAAAAGCCACTCGTATGGTGGCAGATGAAATTTTCCACACTTCAAACAGAAATGAGACTACAAAGCAGGTCACTGGAACACCTAATTCAACTATAAAGACGGCTGGATATGCGCCCACAAATCACGAGGATACCAAACGCATCCAATTGGAGGGTTACGATGTGCCACATTCAAATGCCGTTGGCCGCGGTCCTCACACTGATGGTGATAAACATAAGCAAAGTCACACTAATTATGCGAATAACAGAAGCACAAATACGCAACCGACTCCTTATGGCTCTGGATTCTCGGGTGCCATTGGTGCCGTAATTGCGCCTATTATGGATATGTTGAAACCATCAAAGAAGGAGGAATACAGTTGTAATATGCGTGTTTATGGAAATATGGGAGGTGAAGTTCCTGGCAATTATGTTCATACGCCCGGTGATATGCCCGGCACAACAGTTAAGGAGACTACTATTTATCAACCCAACGGCTATATTGGAAATCAAATTGATGGCGCTTATCAGGTGACTGACCACCAGAGTATTGCGAACCAACGTGATACTACAAGTGAGTTTTGTCAAATGAACCCAGTTGGCGACAGGTCAGGACAAAGACAATATGATGCGGAATATAGACAAACCAACAATGAAGCAAAAGAGAAGCTAGTTGTTGGACGAATTAATCAAGGCAATGCTAAGAATTTCAACTCGTCTATTAATATGTCGATGTCTAAGTTGGATTCAGACCGCGACAATAATCGTTTGTGGGCGCCAAGTGCTGTAACTAAAACAGGGCCTTCTACACAGACTTATGGAAGAACAAATACGCCTCAATATCAGAATGCTTACCAAGACAATAACCGAATTGACCCTTGCTTGTTAGATGCTTTTAAAGCAAATCCTTATACACATAGTTTGTCGAGTGCTGTTTAGAAAAGCTTTTTTACACCTTTTTACATTTCAAATGCCGTTTATTTTATTTATAGTTTAAATTATATAAAATTATAAATTTATATAATTTATGGATAGAATGAATAAGTTAGAAGTCGAAACTTTATTGTTCGGAGAAGATGAGGCATTAGATAATATAACAATTGGAATGGTTAAACAAGATAATATAGAATGTTGTATTTGTTTAAATTATCATTGGGGAGTAAAATTACCAAATTGTAATCATTTTATATGTCCTAAATGTTATTATAAATTATTTAATGGTTATATAAGTGATGAGTTTTATAGCAAAAATACTGAACCAAAATATCCTGAGAAACCTATTTATCCATATCAAAATAAAGATAAAAACAAAGACATATTTTATAGCATAACTGAAGATGATACATATTTAGAATGGTTTGTATATGAAAATGAAGATTTATATAATTCAGTTAAACTCAATTCAGAATTTGTAGATAATTTAGATGTTAAATTAAAAAGATGGTTTGAAAATAATAAAGACATAAAACAATATGAGAATAATTTGATACAATACAACAAAAATATAGAACTATTTAATAATGATATAGAAGAATATAATGAATTATATGCTCAAGAAAAAGAAGATAATTCACAAAAAATATGTCCTTTATGTAGATTATAATCAGTGTTTTAAATGTCCAAAGGTGTAAAAACTCAAATAAATCATTTTCGTAATATTAAAATATAAAAACACTATTTTAATATTAAACAACTAACAAAGTAAAATGATAAATATTCATCAGCCTATAAAAGACAAACTGGAATATTTTCATAATAATAAAAAAATACCTAATATTATTTTCAATGGTCCATCTGGCAGTGGCAAGAGCTCTATTGTAAATGACTTTATTACACTTATATACGATGGCAATAAGGAGCGAATTCGTGATTTTGTCATGTATGTAAATTGTGCTCATGGAAAAGGTATTAAATTCATTCGTGAGGAGCTAAAGTTTTTCGCAAAGACGCATATTAATTCCAATGGCGGCGATATTTTTAAAAGTATTGTCTTATTAAATGGCGACAAACTAACAATGGATGCGCAATCCGCTTTGAGACGCTGTATTGAATTATTTAGTCATAATACACGTTTTTTTATTATTGTGGAAGACAAGTATAAAATGTTGAAGCCAATTTTGTCACGATTTTGCGAGATTTACATACCTGAACCGGAATATAATGGCAAAATTATTAATTTATATAAATACAATTTGGAGCAAACATTCAAGATGGGCGACATAAAGGCGAAACGTGTAGAGTGGTTAAGAGACGAATTGGGCAAAGTTTTTTTAAAGGGGAACAGTATTAGTGAATCATCGCTTCTTAATTTGGTGACAAAGTTGTATGAGAAATCATATAGTGCGCTAGATATAATACAAATGTTGGAGGATGGTCAAATACTAGTGACAGACAGTAATAAACAATATGAGCTTCTTATTGCTTTCAATAAGGTGAGGAAGGAGTTTCGCAATGAAAAACTGTTACTGCTATTTGTTCTGAATTTTATTTATTTGGACACGCAAATAGTGCTGGAAAATATTTCATTTATGTGAGTATTAAATATTAAATGTAAAATATTAAATAATACAACAATGTAAAATATATAATACATTTTATTATATATTTGAATTAAGATTTTAATGCGCATTTATCAATTGTGACGGCTTTGGTGACATTCTTAACTATTTTTTCTATATTATCATGCTGTTCTTGAATTGTGCCACCAGACATGGAGTTCATTACAATTTTATTGTATTTCACATTTTGTTTTGTTGTTGGGTCTCGACACCCTGGATGTTCTTTCACCCATTCATTAATTTGCTTGATATTTTTAAAAGCAATTAGCTTTATTGCGCTTTTCAGATTTGGTTTATCGTCAGTTTCTTTTGTCCAGCAATTATTTTCTTTGATATACACTGTCTCGCGTTTCAAATCAGTACAATGTATAGGTCTTTGATTTGTATCTAAATTATTCAGATTCTTTAGTAAAATTTTTGAAACACCATCAGCATAATCCATGTGCGCAAAATTCTCTAGGTCAGACATTTGTATGGCAATTGTATCAACAAATTCACTCATATTCATAGCTCCTTTACATGTGTCATTTAGAAACAAATTTAAACAAAATGAGTTATTGTTATTATTTGAATTCACATTATTGGTAGTATTATTATTAATTGAATTGTTTATGAATTCTTTCTTAACAAGCTCCATAATCAAACTCTTAAAATCGGCATTCTCTTTCAATAAATACTTAATAAGATTTTCATTGGCTGGAGTTTCTGAAGTTGGCTCATAATCATTATCATTATCTGAATCAAAATCAGAATCGGAATCATTATTATTAGTTGATAATTTTGTCTTAGATGTTTGTAGCAAATTATATTGTTTTACATCAGAACAAATCTTTTTATGCTTACAAAGAGAAGACATATGTTTATAATTTTTACCACATATACATTCTAAAACTTCGGCGTTTTTTGGCGTAATTTCTTTAGTATTGGTTAGTCGTTTATGTTTTGATGTTAGTAAATGTCTAGACCAGTCGCTTGGTTTAGAGCATCCAAAATCACAAGATTCACAATTAAATTTTTTGGCGTTTATTACATTATTGTTAAATGTTTGATTAATATTTTTAAGATGTTTTTTTGTATTATTATGTATTTCTAACAATTCTGTATTTTGTAAATACACATTACATGTATTACAATAAATAGGTATTTTTTGTGTTTTTTCTAAAATAGGTATAGAATGTGTTTTTGACTTGGGCTTTGGTAAAGGTTCAATACTATTTAGATTCGCATTTAATGAAACAAAATACTCCTGCTCTTTTTTTCTTGCTTCATAATGGTCAGCGCAATTAAAAAAATTAATTATTTCCATTTTCCAATTAGACCATCCACCATTATTACGGATTGTTTCATATAATTTACATTTATAATTAGTAGATTTTTCATTTATACAACTAGTTTTATGCGCATGTTTTCTCTGAACAAAATTTGTTGTATGTCCAACATATACATCTTTTATATGCTGCTCATTACAAGTAATTTTATAAATAATTGTATTTGAATAATCAATTTCAATCTTAGGCATTTTTATAATGTGATATAATATAATATTATAAAAATCTTATAAATATTTTATAAAAATTTTTATAGCGTGAAAACATTGACAAAACGCCTAAAGTTTTCGCAAAAAAATAAAAAAAAATATCGTCACGAAATTGCTAAACCTTAAAAAATAATTGTTACGAGTATGGTCAAAATTGAAAAAAACAGTGTTTTTCAAAACTATTTTTGGGCTTTCAATTCTGGACATTTATAAATGTCCAATTTTTGATTCCTTTTTACTTTTTGGAATTGTTTTCTTCACTTTTTCAAAATAAAAATAGAACTAATAAATTAATCATTTTTATCACGTGGATTATTTTAATGCATATTTATCAATTGTGACGGCTTTGGTAACATTCTTAACTATTTTTTCTATATTATCATGCTGTTCTTGAATTGTGCCGCCAGACATTGAGTTCATTACAATTTTATTGTATTTCACATTTTGTTTTGTTGTTGGGTCTCGACACCCTGGATGTTCTTTCACCCATTCATTAATTTGCTTGATATTTTTAAAAGCAATTAACTTTATTGCGCTTTTCAGATTTGGTTTATCGTCAGTTTCTTTTGTCCAGCAATTATTTTCTTTGATATACACTGTCTCACGTTTCAAATCAGTGCAATGTATAGGTCTTTGATTTGTATCTAAATTATTCAGATTCTTTAATAAAATTTTGGAAACACCGTCAGCATAATCCATGTGCGCAAAATTCTCTAGGTCAGACATTTGTATCGCAATTGTATCAACAAATTCACTCATATTCATAGCTCCTTTACATGTGTCATTTAAAAACAAATTTAAACAAAATGAGTTATTGTTATTATTTGAATTCACATTATTGGTTGTATTATTGATTGAATTGTTTATAAATTCTTTCTTAACAAGCTCCATAATTAAACTCTTAAAATCAGCATTCTCTTTCAATAAATACTTAATAAGATTATCTTTTTTAAATAAGTCTGGTTCATCATTCTCATCATCCTCTGTTTCATTTAATTCATTATTTTCATTATTTTCATTATTTTCATTATTTTCATTATTTTCATTTTCATTACAAGTAGTATTATTTACCTTAATACATTTTTTTTTGTGAGCACAAAGACTTGATAAATGTTTATATTTATTGCCACAAATACAAGAAAATGTTTGATTGTTAGGATTGATGTTAGGATTGATGTTAGGATTTGTTAGTGTTGTATGTTTTACTGTAGATATATGTCTAGTCCAGTCACCTTTTTTGCTACAATTAAAGTCACAGTTTTTACATTCAAATTTATTGGATGTAAATGATGTAAAATTGTTAGGATTTTCCATATAATATATACTAACAAAAAAACTTCCTAAAGCTTCTGTAAAAAATCAAAAAATTTTATCGTCACAAAATTGTAAAACCTCAAAAAATAATTGTGACGAGTATGGTCAAAAGTGAAAAAAACAGTGTTTTTCAAAACTATTTTTGGGTTTTGAAAATTGGACATTTCTTGGACATTTATAAATGTCCATTTTTCATTTTCCTTTTTACTTTTTGGAATTGATTTCTTTACTTTTTCAAAAGTAAAATAAAAAAAATAAAAAAAATATAATAGAAAAACAGAAAATAGAAAATAAGTTTAAAAATCCAAAAAAAAAGGTTAATTGTTATTATAAAACATGGATGATTTCAATGTTAGTTCATTACACGAATCAAAGAACGAATGGGGAGCTCGTTTGCTAACAATTTTGACACCGTTAATTATTGAAGGATTTAAGTCAATTTTTGACGAATCCGTTACACTTTGCAAAACAAACGGTGAAATGGAGAAGTATTTAATGACATTTCAGAACCTTATTACACGTATTCCCAAATGGAATGCCACTATTATTGAAACTGAACGAAAACGAATTATTGAGAAAAGTTGTTGCAACTATTTAGAAGAATTAGTTACATGTGTTCATATTATACAACTCAAATTATTGACTGCGATGCGTGTAGGACAAAAACAAAAGAAAATCGATATTAATATTCCAAAGTTAGACGACTTCATTCACAAAGCTTATATTAATGTAGCAAGAAAGATTTACAAGAATGTGTATCTCTTTGAAATCAGCGCGGTTCCGTTACAAGTTCAGAAGCACAATCGAGAATTAGAAATAATTGTCCAAGAATGTATTTTGAACGCAGTCAGAGAAAGCATTCCAATTGAAGGCATATTAAGAGCCTACATGGATGAAACTGTTGAGGAAGATGTTGTTGAAGAAATTAAGGAACAAGTTGTAGAAAAGAGTGCGCCTGTAAATGCGCGAGGTGATACGGAGTTTATTTCTGAAGTGAAAGCAAAGGATAAAGAGAAAGAGAAAGAGAAAGAGAAAGAACAAGGTCAGACCACTCAATCTACTGAATCATCATCATCATCATCATCATCATCTCTGAAATTTAACGACGTTGATTCAGTGCTAGACAAGAATAACAAAGAAGAGTTTGTTAACGCACCCAAAACATACGACAGATTGGAAGAAATTAGCAAAATGAGAAACGAACAAAGAAAACAGGATGAAGAAGACGATGACGAAGTTTTAAAAATTTCAGACGAGTCAGTAGACTTGGGCAGTTTAGACGTCCATGTAATTGGACAGCCAGAAATCAAATTAGACGATTCATTTTTACTGAATGATGTTGAAATATTGACTTAATAAAACTAAAACAATTGCGTTAATATACAAATAAGAAACTAAAAATATATTGTAAAATGGATAATATATTTTTAATAGCAGGAATTATATCCGTCATATTTTTTCTTGTAAAATTCTTGGAAATGAGATATGTTGACAAGGAAAGCAAACCATTAAAATTCCTTATTCGCGATACTTTAGTAGTATACATTAGCGTAGTTACTGGTAATTTTATATATGAACAGGTTACGCCGGTAATAGAAGAGACAGTAAAGACGCCAAGTGCGCCAATTGCTTTCACAGATGATGCGCCGTTTTAAACCCCATTTTTGCCCTTATTTCTTCAATTTGTAAAAAAAATGCGCTATTATTGTCCTCCAAAAAATGTCTCTTAACCACAGAATCAAAACCAATCATCTTTATTACCCCAGAACAAATCAATAAGAACCAATATAAATTCAAAATAAATAGACCAAATAGAATTGCTATAACTATTTTATCACACATGAAAAACTGGTTATATTTGGTTATATTTTCAAACAATTCTTGATTAGTAATAATATATTTAAAATACAAATATATTCTTGCGTAGAAAAATGTTATAGCAAATAATCCGTCATTAATTGGTTGTATAAAAGCTGGCAAACTAACAAATTGTATAATTGTTGGGTCTCTAATTAGGTTCCGAATGCTCAAAAATATATTACTCACTTCAGCCAAAGCCAAAATATACAATTCGTTTTTTATAATTGAACCTATATCAGAGCACAAAAAATACCAACCTATTACAAATATAAAAAGAACATGATGTATTTTTAACTCGATTTTTTCGACAAAACACAAATGTATTGTTAGATATATTATAACAATTATAAACAAATAATTTATCCATTTTATGTCTTTATCAGATGAACAAAACTGATATAAACAGAAGGAAGCATATAGAGACACAATTAGGGTTGTTATGTATTGGGTTGTTTCTTTATTAAGTATGTTCTTATTAAATATGTCCTGGTTATTTATATTTATATTTATATTTATATTTTTAATTAAATTAGTCATTTATAAGTATTTATTATAAATAACTAAAGTTGAAAACGAATACTTTACTCTTTACTATTAGTAAGTGTGCCTTTAATTTGCTCAATTTTCTGTAAAAATGGATCCTTATTATTATCCGGTTTGTATTCAAATACATCACGTCCAGCAGCCATATTAACTATTTTTTTACCAACAATAGTAAACCAATATAGATTTAAAAATCCTAAAATCCAGAAGACCATTATAATCATTTTATCTAACATCCAAAAATTAGCAGTTTTGGGCAAATTAATGTATATATCTGGACTGAATAAAATATTCTTAATAAATAAATATATTCTTGTATAAGCAAATATTATGAAAAACAATATGTCGTTTCCTGGCTGTATTTTTTTCAACAATTTAGCCCAACCACTTTTCAAATCAGTTGATGGTTGTTTCAAATAGGTTCTAATTAACATTTTAATGCTTAAAAATATACTACTAGATTCAATAACTAATACATAAAATATGGGTTCTATAATTGAAAATGGTATTGATGGAATAAATAATGAAACTACTGTAAAAAATATGCTACATATGTGATGAATCCAAAAATCGACGCGGCTTTCTGAATATAAATCATAAACTAAATAAATTATAAAAAAATACCAAAGATAATTAAACCACTGTGTATTGCTAGTTTGTTTATATTTATAAAGACAAAAACAACAAAATAATGACATTAATAAGGAAATAGTATCTTGAATATATGGTTTTAAATCCATTTTATTGATTTATAACCTATCAATATTTTTTATAGTAAATTTATACTTATTCTTTTTATTTATTTATTTATTTTCTTTTTCTTAATTCTTAATTCTTAATTCTTAATTCTTAATTCTTAATTCTTAATTCTTAATTCTTACACCTTTTTAGCGTAGCAAAAACCGATAAATTGCCTTTGTTATATTCAATAATTCTGCGAAGCAGAATTATGATATATAAATCGGCATTTGAAAGGTTAAAAGGTGTAAAATTTATATTTATTATCTCCCCGTCCATACCTTAATCATTGTCCCATGAATAATTTTATTATTAAAATCATTGATATATTGGTCAAAGTTATAGTTGAATGATAAATGATGTGTTCTAATATCACCGTAAAATGACGGAAATGCTTTTATACCTTTATATTCATTGTTAAATAATAGTCCTAAAATTCGCTCAAAACCGCACCTATCTTTACGGCAAGTAATTGCGTTTACTAAATTACTAATTCTGTATTTGCGCTCTAAATTTGACAAAAATGAATGATTAATATAACATTGACCTCCAAAACACAAATTGAATTTGTCATCACTCATGCCTAATACATTAATTTCACTGCCAGCCAATCGCTGGCGAATAAATGACGTGTTTTTTAAATATCCGGAAATACGAAGCAAATTGCTTAAATATTCCTTGTCATAAGGATGATGCCAAAAAGGCAATACTGGCATTTTAATTTGTTCAAATGGGATGCGTTTATGAATAAATGTGCTATCGTGAATAATCACGGCATTGTTAAACCATTTGTGTCGTAAAAAGTATACAAATGGCAGCAATTCGCCTCTGCCAGGATATTCAGACTTTATAATTTCCACATTTTTATAATCAAAATCGGCTTTGACAAAAGCATAATTGCTATTATCATCAATAATAACTATTTTTTTTAAAGGATAATTTGTTCTAATTAGCTTAATATTCTGATTCCAATATTTGTTAGTTTGTTCTGAATTAACATGTCTGGTTATTATAAATCCAAAACTCATTTTATTGTATTATATTATATATTGTTAATACAATAAAATTATGTCGTTTTACACATTCTACACATTCTAATTTACATATGATGGTAATTCATCAATATTAATGATTTGCTCGTTATTCTTACCATTACTATTATTACCATTACTATTATTACCAATGTTATTCTTAGATATTACAAATTTGTTGAATTCTGGTCGCTCCAATTGTGCTACAGGTGTGTGATTATGGACACATCGAGCAATCATTTTATACAATTTGAAATCAGGATATCTTTCAGAGCCATTATTTTTATAGAGAACATTAATGCCATTATCATCAATACACCATTCAACAATTAATTTTACAATAGGTTCACATGAATCCAAATTTTTAACATCTTCAATATCATCAATAACATAGTCGAAAATAGAACATGCTAAACGACACAAGTCAAAACTGAAGTTGGGTTCAAGTCTCGGTTTTTTTTCATTGAAGTATGGTTCGGTATTATATTGCGTTGCGGCATCACCCCCTGTTTGAAAACTGTCGCTACAAAATGTCTTACCATTGTATTTGTAAATGGCGCGACCAAAGTCTATTATTTTGAATATTTTGCCAAATGTGGGGACCTTATAATACTTCTTTTTGTAGCAATAATAGATGAACTTTTTGTTAGTATTAATATACATTATGTTATTTGTATGAAGGTCATTGTGTGTAAATGAAAACATTTTTTGATATGTAATAAGTGTCATTATAACCTGAAATAAGGCCGAAAACCATTCGTCATTTGTTAATTCAGTTGTTAAAATTAAGTTGTCAAATGTGTTTTCACAATGCTCCAAACAAATCATTTGGATTGGGAACTTTTGAAATGTGAGATATAATGTTTCTTCATCAATATCGGAATAATCGCTGCTGTTAGTGTCGCTGCTGCTGTTAGTGTCACTGTCACTGTTAGTGTCGCTGTCGCCTTTTGATTCATCTATATTACTACCATTTTCACTAGTTTTGTTAACAGCATCAGTATCAGCTGTGTCGCTATTATTTGTTTCAGCATCGTTTATTAGAATGTTATTTTCAGAATCATTTGCCTCATTATCATTATCATTATCATTATCATTATCATCATTTTCCTCATTATCATCATCCTCATTTTCATCTGTATGTGATGTTCTAGATGAACAAGATGAACCAGATTTTAGTGTCTCGGACTTTTTTGTGTCAACGGCAAGCTCAGATGAATTCATAATATCAACCAATTCAACATTCATATGCTTAATATCAGATAATGTAACTAAATTGCTACTGAGTTGTTCTAAATTTTGATTTTGTTCCTGATTTTGATTTTGATTTTCAAAAATATCATCAAATATAGTGTCATCAAATGACTTTATTGATAACACAGATTTGTTTGACATAATTTTCAACGGCTTCAATGGTTTTACTACATCATCATCTGATAATAAATGTGAATAATCATCAACCTTAAACAATACATTTTGCTGTTTCATAAAAAAATCAGAATGAATTAAATAATCAATATCATCAATAATATTAATTTTGTAATTTTTCTTTATAGCTAAAAAAGACCCATAATAATCCAGTCCATGAATAAAACTGTGTTTGTTTAGTAACTGACTTGTTAAAAATGAAAAGAATCCATCTACATATGCGGAATTATTTACATCCACTATTTTAGGATTAACTGGGACACTTTTATCAATGGACGGCAAATTGAATAGATTGGTATCATTGTAGTTGTATTTGCCTATAATATATTTGAATGGGTCCAATAATGGTGCCATTTTAATAAACACATTTTGGCTGCTAGTAAAGTCACCACTGTTATCATTACTATTCTTTAATTTACACATGTGAACATGCTCTGATAAAAAGTCACTATTAGTATTCGTATTCGCATTATTATTTTTATTATTTTTTCCAACTGTTTCATCTTTTAAATCTGATACATACCATAAATGGTTTAGGTTTATGCTGTTGTAGTTATTCTCATTTAGTGAAAAAAAACGGTCGTAAATTGGCAGATAATTTTGAACCTGTTCTAAACAAATGGTTTTGTTAGTTTGAAACTTTGAAAAGAGGTTTATATTCTTCCTTTTTTGGTAATTAATGCCAAAAGTAGGATTTGTAGAAGTTGTCGGTATTGTTGTCATTAGCTAATTAAAATATAAATAATAGTAATATTTAACTTATTTTATATTTATTTTCCTAAACAACTAACAAAATAACAAGTTAATTATTATTATTTTGTTTTAGACATATGTCTTATTTTGTTATTTTGTTAGTTTAGTTTGCGTCAAATAAAATAAATCTTTTATAGTTGTATACATATAATGAATTTAGAACTAAAACGGTTTGATATGAAAAGCATTAGTTTCAAGCCCGATGAATCAAAAGGTCCTGTTGTTGTTTTAATTGGTCGTCGTGACACCGGTAAATCATTTTTGGTAAGGGATTTACTATATTATCAACAAAGTATTCCAATTGGCACTGTTATTTCCGGCACAGAAGAGGGTAACGGGTTTTACGGCAAATTGGTGCCAAAGTTGTTCATCCATAACGAATACAATACGGCAATTATTGAGAACATTTTGAAGCGACAGCGACAAGTGCTGAAACAGATTAAGAAAGAAATGGAGCAATTTAAACGCACAACAATTGACCCGCGAACTTTTGTGATTCTAGATGACTGCTTATATGATAACACTTGGTCACGCGATAAATTAATGCGTCTCTTGTTCATGAACGGGAGACACTGGAAAGTCATGTTAATCATCACAATGCAATATCCGTTGGGTATTCCACCAACACTAAGAACAAATATTGATTATGTTTTTATTTTAAGAGAGCCCTACATTGCCAATAGGAAGCGAATTTACGAAAATTATGCTGGTATGTTCCCTACATTGGAGTCATTTTGCCAAGTGATGGACCAATGTACCGAAAATTATGAGTGCCTAGTGATAAATAACAACGCCAAATCTAACAAATTACAGGACCAAGTGTTTTGGTATAAAGCCGACGCACATAATGACTTCAGATTAGGGTCGAAAGAGTTCTGGGAGCTATCCAAATCAATTAATGATGAAGACGAGGAAGAGCAATATGACCCAAATAATGTGAAGAAACGTGGTCAGGGACCCAAAATCGCGGTAAAAAAGACAAAGTGGTAAACTGTATCTTGGTTATATAAATCTTGCTTTCAAAATATATTAACAAGATTAAACAACTTAAAGAGTATCCTATTATAAAGTATATAATAAGATGCAGGAACTAAACATCATAGAATTAATAGAGAAAAATCCAATATCTAAGCTATCAAAAGCATATAATAGCAAATTAATAAATAAAATTCAAGAAAATTTTACTGGTTTTGAACAACAATTATTTGTAAGTAGTTTTTATTGCTACTTAAATTATGATAAAAATATAGATTTCGTAGTTGATTTAGATAATATATGGAAATGGTTAGGTTTTCAACAAAAAGTAAAAGCAGTTGCATTATTAGAAAAACATTTTAAATTAGATATAGACTATAAAAATCTTGCTTTTCCATTAGGGAAAGCAAGTTCAAAAGAAGAAAAATGGGGCGGACACAACAAACAAACAATATTATTAACCATAAAATGTTTCAAGTCATTGTGTTTAAAAGCGCAAACAAAAAAGGCAGGCGAAATTCATGAATATTATATGAAAATGGAAGAAGTTTTACATCAAATTGTAGAAGAAGAAACTGACGAATTAAGACTCCAATTAGAGCAAAAGGAAAATATTATTTTAGAAATAAAACAAAATTCTGAACAAGAAAAACAACAGCTAATACAAAATTCTAAAAAAGAAAAACAAAAAGCAATAGAACAAGCAATACTAGTCCATTTTCCATTAAACACAGAATGTATATATATTGGAACAATTGATAACACAAATGACGCAAATGAAAAACTAATAAAATTTGGACATACTAATGACCTAGCAACTAGAATAAATGACCATCGTAAAGGTTACAATAATTTCGCATTAGTAGAAGCATTTAAAGTTCAAAATAAAGTGGAGATTGAGAATCTTATAAAAACATATCCAAAAATTAAAAGACAAATTCGTAGTATCCAATTAAATGGTAAAAATAAAACAGAAATAATTGCTTATGATGCCACAAATTTTACTATTGATGTATTAACCAAACATATTCGAGATATAATACATTCAAAAACATATAGCATAGATAATTTTAATAGAATAATGAAACTTAATGAAAACTTGGAAAATAAAATTAGAGAATTAGAAGAACAAAATAAAAGGCTAGAAATTGAAAATAGAGAGTTAGAAATTAAAAATAAAAAACTAAATGAACAACCTAACACCATAAACAATAACAATGAAACACAAATTATACAACAAAATATAGTATTTACACCAAAGACAGAGAGTGAAATGGATAAAAAATTCAATGAGTTTATAATTAGTGATTGTATTGTCCGTCCAGATGTAGAAGAATACTCTGTTAATATGGAAGGACGTTACCGTTTATGGAGCCAAGTGAAACCAACAAAAGAAGTTTTTCACGCATTTAAAAGTTATTTAGACGCAAGATTTAAGCCAAAACGCATTGGAGCAAATCATGGTTATAGTGGAATTAAATTAAAACCCGTTGAATATAAAAAAATAAAAGAAAATTCAAATGTTGAGACATTTGTATTTCAAGTATGTCAGTTTTCTGATTGTGGAAAAGTATTAAATTCAGTTTTATTGAGCGAATATCAAAAATGGAAAGTTTCTATTGGTAAAGAATTGTCTGAAAATGATATGAAAGAAATTAAGGACTATTTAAATGAGTCGCCTTACGCATTGAAATCTGTAGTATGGACAGATGATGGTAATAATGAAGGATATTACGGATTATCAATTAAAAAACATGAATACACACCAAAATTAATTTGTTCAACTGGTAAAAAAGTCTATAAGCGAGAAGACAAAACAGACATCTTACTAGCTTGTTGGGATACAATCGCAAAAGCAGCACTAGCTGAAGGCATTTCAACTGCTAAAATGAGTCGCAGTGTTAAAAATAAAATTATAATAAATGATTATTATTATAGTGTTATTTAATCATTAATTTACCAAGTTATATTGTAGGCGTCGCAGCAGTTTTTATAACCCTTTGTAATATTACTGTCAGGAAATGAGTTTTGTATTTTTTCTATGATACGCATTTTAATTTGTTCTAAACGAATATCATTCTTTGGAATAAGCTCGCCACCATTTCTCAAAATATAAAGCCTCCACCATTCTTGATAACCGTCATAATTGTCACAATTGTTGTATTGGTTACGAATACACATAATTGTAAAATCAATATTAGTTTTCCCTTTTTCCGCACTTTCAATAACATAATTGCGTATTTTGTTATATCTTTCATCTATAATATTGTCAATATACATACCACGCAGATGTTGAGTAGTTAATATTGGATTTCCATCTTCATCAATATATTTTCCTAATTCTGACAGAAATACTATCATAATTATAACCATAAATATTATACTTCCGCATAAACAATAAATCATTTTACTTTATCAATTTGAAATAAGGTAAAATATATTTTCAATTTTATTTTGGCTCTTAGCTGCGCAAAACCTTTCATAACTTTGTGAAAAAGGTCTAATCAACACGGTCCATATCAGAATCAGTCTTTTGGATAGCAAAAGGTCCACTTACAAGCTCAGACCTGCCATAATCAGACTGACCTGTCACAATATTGTCACCATCAAATAGCTCACTGCGAATATCCGCCACCGAGATAGTCTCCGAACCAGCCAACTTAGCCTCCTGACTATTAGTAACTCCAACCAAATTGCCGTCCTTGTCAATATCCTGAGTCAAAGAGCTACCATGCTTCTCGGCATTCTTCTTATTATCATCAATAGCCTTCTGTTTGGTCTCCTTAACACGCTGCTCAAATGCGGTCTTTGCTGTTGCCTCATTCTTTTGCTTCTCCTGCGCCAATTGATTAAGCTCCTCCTCCATATACTCAACACGTCCAGTCTTGTAAGCCTCAGGGTCCCAGCAAAGCCACTGGCCAACAGGTCCAACAAATACGTCAAAACTAGGGTCGGTCTCTCGCAACAATTTAGCACGCATCTCCGCCTCCTCTTGCGTCTGGAAATTGCCTCTAGACTTGAATCCTCTGACAGATGTCTGGAAGTTGTGCTTGATACTAAACTGCTTCTCAAGGTCGTCCTCATGCTTATCCAAGAATGTCTTATAATCGTCTTCAATAGAAGAGCTAATAATGTTCTCACGCTCCTCAGTAACGAATCCCTCATAATCTTTCATGACGTCCTCAAAATTCAACTTGTATTTATAAGAAACAAAATTAATAAATTGGTGAAACTTCTCCATTGATTTAGAGAATTCCCACTTCTTTAGGAATTCTTCAAAAAAGAACATTTCCTTTTGCTTCAAAATTTTCTCGGGAGTAATAAACGAAAAACAGCCAAATTGTTGGCCAGCAATAGGCTTGTCAAGTTCTAGTAAGTCAACATATTTAGGGTTAGGAGAACCATCAGTTCTTTGTTTTCGCTCAAACGCTAACTTTTTGGAGACATTCGATTTAGATTTTCCACTCATTTATATATTTAGTTAGTTGTTCGTTTTAAGTTTTAATTTTGTAAATTATTATTTTATTTAATAAAATAAAAACAAAAAACTAATCAAATTATTATTTTTTCTTTTTTATTTATATAATATATAACAGAATGGCTATGTTTGACGTTACTGAACTTGTAAAGAGAATTGTTAAATATTTAATTGAGGGTTTGATGGTGGCAATTGCCGCTTTTGCTATTCCCAAGAAGTCTTTGAATATGGAGGAGATTATTTTGCTTGCTTTAACAGCGGCTGCTACCTTCGCCATATTGGACACATACATTCCTAGTATGGGAGTGTCGGCGCGCACAGGTGCTGGATTCGGTATTGGTGCTAACTTGGTTGGATTCCCTGGTGGTCTTTAAATCCACCTTTTTCCACCTTTAAAAAGGTGGAGCCAAATATTTCACCATTTTCGCTAATATTTTATATGCGCTTATAAAAGGTTTTGCGCAGCTAAGAGCCAAATATTAAAGTATAATATATTTTATTCATTTATAATATATTATGGATAACAAATCTAAATCAAGTTCAAGTTCAGGCTCAAAATCTAAAGCAACCCGCAAAAATAAATCACAGTCAAGAACTAATACAGCAAGAGCACCAATTAGCAAGAAAGAAACAAAATCAGACTTAGATGATGACCTATATGAAGTAGTTGGTAGTATGACATCACGACAACCAGTAGCTAGACCTCAATCAATTGCACCAAAGACCCAAAGAAAACAAACACCAGTGTACCAACAACGCGTATTAGTGTCTTCAAAAATTAGAAAACAAGGTATTTTTTTTAAAATTACACGAGAATATTCAGATGGAACAAAAGAGAATGAAAATATAAACACTGATGAAAATAAACCAGTAACACTTGTATTTCAAAAACAAAAAGAATTACGTAGTCAACACGGTTGGCCTGGTGTTGAAATTACTAAGTATTTTAGCGATGGGCGAATTGAAAAAACAAAAGACTGGAAATATAATAAGGAGAGGCGTTAAACTACAAAAATAAATAATATATTTTAATCGTATTATAATATATTATGGATAGATTATCTCTAGCAGATTTACATGTCTCTTCAAAGTCAAGGTCTCCAAGCTCAAAATCTCCAAAGTCAAAAACTAGTTCTAGTTCTAAAACGCGCAAAAATAAACATTCATCAAATAAAACACGAACATCAAGACACCAAGATTTGGCAAAAACAATTAGACACGGTGACCTACCAAATCCATTGGCAAAAACAATTAGACATGGTGACCTACCAAATCCGCTTGCCAAAACGGTGAGACATGGTGACCTACCAAATCCGTTGGCAAAAACGGTGAGACATAAAGACCTTGAAAAAAATAAAAAGGGAGGAAAAAGAAAAAGGTACTAAGCTTTACACCGTCGCTATAAACTCCCAATCCAATTCTATACACATCTTCTTCCACGTCTCATCTTGCTCAATTAACTTCTCTCTGTCTTTCAACATAGGAATATCAGCCAAATATTGACTTTCACCAAGAAGCTCACAAAATTTAAATAATACATAATAATAATTCAAAAAATTAACACGATAATCCGGACATGTTTTAGAATATGGTGACTGAATTTCCATAAACAAGTTACACAACGTCTCTTCCAATTCGGGACTAAATACAGGTGGTTTAAGACCCAATTTATTTTTAATAAATGCTATATGCTCATAATATTTATTAAACCCAAGTTTCTTAAGAATCTCCTTTGTCTTATAATGTGTTAGTTGTTCCAAATTAATTCTCTCTTTTTTAATTTGTTGCTGTATTTGTTCAACAACATCATCTGGAATTTGAGTCGTTTCTTTTCCTTGAAACTGAGCTAAAATTTCCTTAAAATGATTAATTTTTTTATACGCATAAAAACACACTTCTTTGGGAGGCTCCTTGTAAGACGGTTTTTCATTCTCTATTAAATAAGGTATACTAACAGCACATACATTACAAATGAGAACTCCCTCATCATCGAGTGGTATCAGTTCTCCCTTATAACAGCTCTGACAAACATCAGTTGATTTTACAAACAAATTCATATCAATAAATGATTCATCAATATTACTCAAGTATTTTTGAACAATATTTTTATTACGATTTTCAGACAATGAATTATCTTTTTCTGTTTTTTGTATTTTAAAAAAATTAAACAACATCTGACTTTTTGAACTGTTGCCTGTTTCTCCTGATTCATCAGTATTGTCAATATTTTTTTTATTTTCAAAATACTCAAAAATATATTTTGAATTATCTAGAAAATAATTATTTTTTCTTGATTTAATTTCATTTATGGTATTTTTAATCTCTTTTATTCGGTCTTTAATCTCCATTACTTGTTCAATTGGTAAAGATGAATTTGTATTTGAATTTGAATTTGAATTATGAGTAGAATTAGAAATTTGTTGAAGCAGTTGTTGTTTTTCTTCTTTTAATCTAGGAATAATATCACATTCATCTTTTGAAAAATCAGTCATAATTTCTTTGTGTTTACCATCTAATGTGGTAGAATACCTTTTACATACTTTTATTTTTTTTGTAGCTTTTGGTTTGAATGATGGCATTTTTATAATACTTATATTATAATAATTAATTTTATTTAATTAGATATTTTGTGAAAGTATATATTTTTATAGAATGTAATTTGGATAAAATGTAATTTGGAAAGAATGTAATTTGGAAAGAATGTAATTTGGAAAGAATGTAATTTGGAAAGAATGTAATTTGGAAAGAATGTAATTTGGAAAGAACTACTTTAGAAAATATTTTATATAAGTTTAAAGATTAAATATTGTTTCTCATTATTTGTTATGTTAATGGACATTGATATTAAGATAACAAATAATGAAAAACAATTAGACCTAGAAATAGACAAAATAAAATTTCAAAAAATGGTGTTTTTATACAATGCTTTAGACAATGGTTGGTCAATTAAGAAACGAAATGATTCATATATTTTTACTAAAAATCATGAAGGTAAAAAAGAAATATTTGATGAGCAATATTTATCCATATTTATGAAGGAAAATGTAAACATTAATAATATATTGAAATAATATGTAGGGAATTTAATTAAATTTAAGTGTCGTCAAAATTTAATTAAATTAGAATTCAGAAAATTATTTTCTTTAGGAATAATATAAAATGGGAGGCGGACTTATGCAACTCGTAGCTTACGGAGCCCAGGATGTATACCTTAAAAACCTGTAGGGTAGAAAAACATCGGGGAATATCGAATCAATAAGATATTCATAAAACCCTTTGTGGCATTTGTCGTTTTTAGTTATTCGCGACTTAACCACTGATGTTAATTAGGGATGTTGAACAAATATAAATGTTTAACATGAAAACCCCTAGTGAGAAAATCAAACTGCTTGAAACCCCTAAAGCTTATTCTACTAAGCAATTTTTGTGAGAGAGTTGTGGCCAAGAAAAAAAACTTGGGTATAGTAAAAATGAATAAGATAATTTGAACTTTAACAAAAGTTTGAATAAATGGGCAATGAGCATCCAAGCTTCTTTTAATGAAATAAAAATGATATAAAAATAAATAGTATAAATAGTATATTCATAAAGATGGAAATTAATAATGAAATAGTAGAAAACAGACAATGTATTAAATGTGAAACTAACAAAAGTATTGATAAATTTAGACAGTACGATAATAGTTCATATTCTAGTACTTGTAAAAAATGTTTGAATGAATTGGATAAAATAAGAAAAAAAAATCTAAGACAGAAAAAATTAGAAAATTCTTTGGCTACTTGTGAAAAATGTAATACAGAAAAAGTATTGCGTCGTTTTGCGAAGTTGAAAAAATTTTATAAAAAGAAAATTTGTTTAGATTGTTATCCAGAACTTTTAAAAGAACAAAAAACTGAATGGTGTAAAAATGAAAGAAATACAAATATGAACTACCGTATTAAAAAATCATTAGCAGCACGATTAAGAAATGTTCTTGATAAAGCAGATACTACTATGAATTATATTGGTTGTAATATCCAATATTTTAGAGAATGGTTAGAATACAATTTTACAGAAGAAATGAACTGGGATAATTATGGTTCATTATGGTCAATAGACCATGTAATACCAGTATGTAAATTTAATTTGACTGTTGAAGAAGAAAAATTTAAATGCTGGAATTGGTCAAATATGATGCCGGTAACAGTAAAATACAATTCATCTAAAAAAAATATCATTATGGAACAAATAAATTATATTATGAATAAAATAGAAAAGTTTAAAGAAGAAGGTTCAACGACTAAATGGTTTTCGAGTGAATTTATATTAAATAATCAACTAGTTTTGAGTAAACAAAAATAAAACAAAATAATAAATTCATTTTAAGATATAGTCTAATCCTTATTGAAAAATAAGGTAGAGGAAATGTACAGGTAATCCTCAAATCACCTTCTGGAAGGTCACTTACAGAAGATACACAAACTTTGCCATCGAATCGATTGAGCAAACTTTCAACGGCCAAGCCGATTTTGGACGCAGAGTTCAGTGCGTTATCTCCAGAAATGGTGATCTCGCTTACAGAACCTATTTACAGGTGACTCTCCCCGAGATCAACCAGCTCATGGGAATTGCTTCCTTCGCTGTTGGTTCCGGTTCCGGTGTCTATGCCCGTTGGTTGGACTTCCCCGGTGAGCAACTTATTGCCCAGGTTGAGGTTGAGATTGGTGGTCAAAGAATTGATCGCCAATATGGTGACTGGATGCACATCTGGAACCAGCTCACCATGACATCTGAGCAACAGAAGGGTTATTTCAAGATGATTGGTAACACCACCCAGCTTACCTTCATCACTGACCCCTCTTTCTCTGAGGTTGATGGTCCTTGCGACTCCTTGGCTCCCCGTCAAGTTTGCGCGCCCAGAAATGCTCTCCCTGAGACCACTCTCTATATCCCTCTCCAGTTTTGGTTTTGCACCAACCCTGGTTTGGCTCTCCCTTTAATTGCCTTGAATACTGTAGGGCAGAAAAGCATCCAACCTAAAACATCTGAGAACTGTTTTAGAGAAATATTGTTAGGGGCTCAGAATGACTTTTGTCATCCCCAGATGCTAGTCGCATGTTGCTGAATCGCACAGCCATGCGGCGACAAAACCAAATTGCGGGAAGTTCTTAAAGACGTAAAAAAAAATATTATATATTTTGAAAACGATATAAGCGCAATTAGTGGTAAAATAATATATAGTAATAATATAATGGAAAAAAAATGTTGTAAATGTAAAAAAAATTTAGAAATAGCTCACTTTGGAAAATTAAAAACAAGTCCTGATGGTTTAAGATATGATTGTAATATTTGTAGAAAGAATTATAGAGAACAAAATAAAGAACAAATAAAGCAAAAACAAAAATCATATTATGAAACTAATAAAGAACTATTAATACCAAAAAATAAAAAATATAGACTTGATAATAGTGAGAAAATTAATGCTCAAAGAAAAGAGTATAGAAATCGTGAAGAAATAAAGGAATATATTAAACAAAAAAATAATGAATATTTGCCAATTAAAAAAGAAAAGATTAAGGAAAAAAGAAAAACAAACTTGAACTTTCAAATATCTGAAATACTAAGAAGTAAACTTCATAAAATGCTCAAAGGAAAATACACATCCCGTCAGAAACTGATTGGTTGTGATATAGAACATCTAAAAAGATGGATTGAGTATAGATTTGATGAACATATGTCTTGGGATAATTTAGGTAAATATTGGCACATAGATCATATTCTTCCAATAAATAAATTTAATTTTACAAATTTTAATGAACAACAAATCTGTTTTCATTGGACAAACTTACAACCATTAAATGCTACTGAAAATATAAAAAAATCAGATAAAATATTATTACACCACTATTTTAACAATATCGTAAATGTTAATAGATTTAATTCAAAATATAATAATTTTTTGGGATACCAAACTGTAAATGAAAGTTTACAGTGGCTGAGATGTGAACTCAGGTATGGTAAAAATTCCCCGTATAATTTAGAATTTAATAATTCTGAAGAAATAGATAATCCGCAGCCAAGCTCCTACGATCACAATGATAAGATTATGGAGAAGGTTCAACGACTAAACGGTTTTGGGTCTGAAGAGATTAATCATCTCTGCTGAAGGCTTAAGATATAGTCTACTCCCTAGAAACATGAAATACACCGAAAGGTGGGGTAAAATCGTGATGTACAGTATCACGAAGTTAAAATTAACCTTGACATCCGCCCTATTGATGAGTGCTTGTGGGCTGTCACCACATTGTCTTGCAACTCCAACACATCCAACCCCATTGCTGCTTCTGGCCAATATGCTCCCGGACGCCCCGTCCCCGCTGCTATTGCCTACAATCAGTCACTCGTTGCTGCCTCTTTGTACGTTGACTATGTCTTCTTGGACACTGACGAGCGCCGAAGATTCGCCCAGAACCCCCACGAGTACCTCATTACCCAGCTCCAGTTCACTGGTGATGAGTCGGTTGGTTCATCGAGTAACAAGATCAAGCTCAACTTTAACCACCCCGTTAAGGAGCTTATCTGGGTTGTCCAGCCCGATCAGAACGTTGACTATTGCTCATCCCTTGTGTGCGATGCTCTCTTGTTCAAGGTCCTAGGTGCCCAGCCCTTCAACTACACTGATGCCATTGATGCGCTCCCCAACGCCATCCATGCTTTTGGTGGTCCCGCCTCTGTTGCGGCTGATTCCCGTGCTTACATTGATGCTCGTGGTCTCTTCAACGATGCCGGTGCTCTTGACTATGATATCCCCTCGGGATTCACTGGATACTGGCACGGTCCCCAGAACCCCTACAATGAGGCCAATTTGGGAGGCGTTGCCGTCCCCCAGAACCCTGACCTCGGAGTTGACCCCTCTATCCTTGCTGCGCTTAAGGATCTTTCAGGCGGCCACCTTGATAACTCCGCTGTCTCTGATGCCGGTACATTCGTTTTGACTGAGACCTCTTTGGACCTCCACTGCTGGGGACAGAACCCCGTCGTCACCGCTAAGCTCCAACTTAACGGCCAGGATCGCTTCTCTGAGCGTGAAGGAACCTACTTCTCGTGGGTTCAGCCTTACCAGGCCCACACCAGAAACCCTGATGAGGGTATTAACGTGTACTCTTTTGCCCTCCGCCCTGAGGAACATCAACCCAGCGGCACGTGCAACTTCTCCAGAATAGATAACGCTACTCTCCAGCTTGTCCTCTCCAACGCCACCGTTGAGGGAACCAAGACTGCCAAGGTCCGTGTCTATGCCACCAACTACAACGTGCTCAGAATTATGAGTGGTATGGGTGGGTTGGCTTATTCAAATTAAGCAAACTGTTACGATGTATCGTCTCATCATTTATATAATATTTTAATAATTAATTTAACGCTTTTTAATTATTAAAGCAAAAAACAATATAAAGACATGGCTCTATATAATATATAAAATGAGTGTAGACATAGTAAACCTTATTGAAAGTAACCCTATTACCAAATTAAATGGTGATTATCAGTCAAAGTTAATAACTAAAGTACAAAATAATTTTAATAATTATGAGCAACAAATGTTTATAGCTAGTTTTTATTGTTATTTAAAGCATGATTATGAAAAGGATTTTGTTATTGACTTAGATAATGTTTGGCAATGGCTTGGATTTGGTCAAAAGGTAAATGCAAAACGTGTATTGGAAAAAAATTTTACTATTAATAAAGATTATAAATTATCGCTTTGCCAGTTGGCAAAGCAAACAAATAGTGCTAAAGGTGGACACAATAAAGAAGTATTTATGTTGAATATAAATACCTTTAAAAAGTTTTGTTTAAAATCAGAAACAAAAAAGGCAGACGAAATACACGATTATTTTATTAAATTAGAACAAATTTTACAGGAAATTTTACAAGAAGAAAGTAATGAATTAAAACAACAACTGTTACACCAATCGAATGAATTTAAATCATTAGAAGACCAAAAAGCAAAAGAATATGAATTAAAATTAGAGCAGCAAAAAATTCTAGAAAGAGAAAAAATATTACTCAAGGAGTATGCTACTATTGGTTCTATTGTTTATATTATTAAAGTCAAAATGTTTGAAAATAAACAATACATTATAAAACTTGGAGAGAGCCGTAGAGGCGTCATTGATAGATACAAGGAACATAAATCAAAATACGAAGAGTGTTTACTGTTGGATTGCTTTGCCGTGAACAAAAGCAAAGACTTTGAAAGTTTTTTACACAATCACGAAACTATCAGAGGCAACAGAGTTACTGATTTAAAAGGACATGAGACTGAACTAGAATTATTTTTAATTGGTAAAAATCTATCTTACAAAACATTATTGGATATTATCAACAATAATATTAAATATTTTAATACAAATGATACAAGTAAAATAGAACTTGAAAATGAACAACTCAGACTTATGCTTGAAATGAAAAATACTAATAATGATAATCTATTAATACAAGAATTATTACAAATGGTTAAGCAAATGTCAGGCAAAATAGACAACCTAGAAAAGTCAAATAGAGAAATTTTGAGCAAATTAAACACTAAAGAGACCAAAGTAGCCACCGGATTTAATGAACCACTAGTTACACTTGGTCCACGATTACAAAAGATAAATCCAGAGACATTAGAACTTGTAAAAGTATATGAAAGTGTATCAGAAGCAATGAAAGAAGATTATAATATTAAAAGACCTAGTATAAATAAAGCTGTTATAGAAAATACGGTGTATAATGGTTACAGATGGGTATTTGTAGATAGAGAACTAGATGCCAATATAATTCATAATATTAAACCAACCAAGCAAACAAAGTCTCAAAACTTAGGTTATATTGCCAAACTAAATGCCAATAAGAGTGAAATATTAAATGTATATTTAGACAGAAAAACGGCAGCTCATTTTAATGGTTATGAATCATTGTCAGCATTAGATGTTCCTGTAAAAAACTATACTTTAACTAAGGGATACTACTATAAATTATTTGACGAATGTGAAGAGACCTTAACTCAAAATTTTACTGAGAAACACGGTGACCCAATATTATATAAAAACGGGATAGGACAATATGATACAAATAATAACCTGATTAGAGAGTTTATATGTAAATATGATTGTATTAAACAATTACAAATGAGCGACAAAACACTAACAAAAGCGCTAACAAAAAACACACCATATAATGGCACTTATTTCAAAGACATTGGAAGTAAATTAAAACAACTATAATCTAAGAACATGAACACTATTAAAAACATAATAATAAAAATAAGAATTTAAATACTAATTCTTATTTTATATAAAATGTCTCACAATAAATCTAAGCCAATAGTTCTAGTATTTGGTGGAAATGGATGGATTGGTTCAAAGGTAGTAGATTTACTACAAAACGCAAATATTACAGTAATAAAATCAATGTGTCGCGCAGATGATATTAAAATGATACAACGGGAATTAGACTTGATTAAGAATGTCACACATATTATGAGTTTTATTGGGCGCACACATGGCGTCTATAATAATGAAGTAATTGGCACTATTGACTACCTAGAGAAGCCCGGCAAACTAGTTGAAAACATGAATGACAACCTATTTAGTCCAATTGGACTCGCCGAAATAAGTAAAAAAAATGGTATACATTTCACATATTTAGGAACAGGATGTATATTTGAATATGATAGCAATAATCATTTATATGGCGATGTAGAAACCGGATTTTTAGAAGAAGATTTACCCAACTTTTTTGGCTCATCATATTCAATTGTCAAGGGATATACTGACCGATTAATGCAACTATTATATTCAGATAGCACACTGAATGCCAGAATTCGAATGCCTATTACAGATGAGCAAGATAGTCCACGCAATTTTATTAAAAAGATTACGTCCTATAAGAAAGTATGTTCTATGCCAAACTCAATGACAGTTTTAGACGAATTGTTGCCAGTTTTAATAGAAATGGCTTTGAATAAACAAGTTGGAACTGTGAATCTAACAAATCCTGGATTAATTACACATAATGAAATATTGGAAATGTACAAAGAAATAGTAGACCCGGAGTTTACTTGGACTAACTTTACAATTGATGAACAGAATCAAATTTTAGCATCAAAACGGTCAAACAATTGTTTAGATACTACAAAACTAACTAATATATCATTAAATTTAAAGAATCCCGTTACAACAATTAAGGAAGCTGTTAGAAACATTCTTCAAAGAATGAGCAAAATAAATAAAAAATAATTAAAATAAAAGACAAACAAAAACAATAAAAAATAAAAGACGAAAATATTATAAGTTATAAATAAATTAATAATTTATAATAGAAAAATAAGAACGCTATGAAGTTACTCGTTACTGGTGGTTGTGGATTTATTGGCTCCAATTTTATAAACTATTATTTTAAGCAAAATTTGGACGCAATAATTGTCAATTTAGACGCGATGTATTATTGCGCATCTGAATTAAATATTGATGAAGAAGTTCGTAATTCATCCCGATATCATTTAGTCAAAGGCAACTTATGTTCATATGATTTAGTATCAAATATTCTGAATATTTATCAAATAGATACTGTCATTCATTTTGCGGCACAATCACATGTCCAAAATTCATTTGAAGATGCGCTTCAATATACACATGATAATGTTCAGGGAACTCATACTTTGTTAGAAGCTTGTAGAAAGCACGGACAAATCACTCGCTTCATTCACATTTCAACCGATGAAGTGTATGGTGAGTCAATGCTCAATGAAAATGAGGAAAAGAAGAACGAGAATTCTATTTTGTGTCCGACAAATCCTTATGCGGCGACAAAAGCGGCGGCTGAATTGATTGCCAAGTCGTATTATCATTCATTTAAGATGCCAATTATAATCACCCGTGGTAACAATGTATATGGTCCTAATCAATATCCTGAGAAACTAATACCACGATTCATTCAACAGCTACAGCAAGATAAAAAAGTCACAATACAAGGCGATGGCTCCAATGTGCGCGCATTTTTACACGTAAATGATGTATGTAGTGCTTTGAAACTAGTTTTAGAAAAGGGTCAAATTGGAGAAATATATAATGTTGGAAGTGACGACCATCATGAATATACTGTGTTAGATATTGCGAAAATCCTAATAGAAAAAATCAAGGGAACAATGGAATATGATGAATGGATAACGCATATTGAGGATAGACCTTTTAATGACAAGAGGTATTATATTAGTAATGAAAAAGTGAAGCAACTTGGTTGGACAATTGATACAGATTTTAATAATGGAATAAATGAGCTCATTCAGAAAATGGCAACTAATAAAAATAATTAACGTCGTCTATTTGTTCTTCGTCTTAGATTTGTTCTTCTTTGATTTGTTCTTCTTCGATTTGTTCTTCTTCGATTCGTTCTTCTTCTTTTACTTCGACCACCTCTACTAGTTGTAGGGCAAAGAAATTTTATTTCGTAGTAATCCATTGTTCCTTTTAATTCTACATCATTATTTTGTTCATCCTTATATTTAATTACAGGAACTTCTCTCCTGTAACTTCGACCAAGCCAAGTGTAATTTTCAGTTTTAAATGATATTGTTATTGGTTGTCCTGTGTCGTCGTTAATTGCATTTATAAAATATTTTCTTGTTTCCGTTGGTAGTATTTCGGGAAAAATTATATCAATATTACCCGTATTACCTTCTTTTACAAAAGTTTTAGGTATATAAGAAGTACACCATTTACCTAACCCAAACCATTTAGCTATAGAACCTGTATCACGTGAACCTGGATTGTTCTTTGTAAACCCATAATAATATGCTTCATTCATTTTCTTTTTATTTTCTTCTGTTTTTAAATATTCTTGTCTTTGGTTCGCTGATAAGTCAGCTAATAAACGTTCCTGTTCTGCCGCGGTTTCCTGTTGTTTTCTCACTAAATCATATTCTATTTTTTGTAATTCAGCTTGTCTATTCGCTTCAATTTTAGCCTTTTCAACATCATTTGCGTTTTTTATTTTAAATGTTGCTGTTTCGTTTGCATCTTGTGCTTGTTTTTGTGCTTCTTTTGTATAGTTTTCTAAGCGAGCTGAAAGATTTTCAACTGTTTCTACTGTTCTTGCCGCTGTACCAGCAGCCGCAGTTAAAGCCTTTCCTGTATTGCCAGCTACTCCAACAGCTGTTTTTCCACCTATGTCTACTAATCCTGCGGTATTTTCTGATACAGATGACGCAATTTTTCCTGCCGCACCTACTGTATTAGCAACACCAACTCCTAAATCAGTTCCAGCTTGTTTAAACGCATCACTAACACTACCACCTTTTTTATTCATAATAATATATAATATAAGTATATATTATTTTTTATTCACATTTCTTTCAGGTGTAATACACGCTTTTATATGTCCTACAGTTTGTCCTGAATGTTTCGAAAAACGTATTAACATATTGTTTATAACAAGTGAATTTTTAGGTTTTTGATTCTGTAACATATACTTATGAACATTATTCATATAATATAAGTTACAATTAGGTTTATTAAATTTTATCTTTTGAAAAGCTGATGAACTAACAAATAACAAACAAATAATAAGAATTGCTAGCATTTTAATTTTTATAAAATCTAAAATATTTGATTTTATAAAGAAAAAACATTTTATATATTATTTTCAATTTTACACTTTAAATTTAAATTCAAATTCACTCCTTAAAATAATTTATTCATCATCAGACTCATCGTCATCATTATCACAGTCTTCAACAATACAGTCGTCCAATACTATCTCACTTTCACTCGCATTTACTACTTCTACATATTCAGACCCATTCCATTTTATATTTGCCGTATTAAACAATATATTCATATTTAAAACTTCTGGTTTATCTTCTGACTTGAAACTGGTAAACAATGTCTTGATTTGCGCATCATCTCTGAAGCGAGCACTGTATTCTTGTTGAATATTATTGCGCCCAATTCTACCTAAAGCTTGAATAATCTTCTCTTGTGTCATATTCAAGTCCTTACTCAAGTATCCATGACAGAACTGATAATTTGTGCCATAAATATAATCTGTATCTGCTATAATTAGATATAGCAATTGTCTGTCTGCCAATTTCTTCATAATTTCAGTATAAGCAATACTCTTATGTTCAGTAAATACGCCAATACCAAGCAACAATAAAACTTTCCAACTATCTTCTACATCTTTTAGTAACATAATTGACAAAATTGTCGATTCGTCAATATTACTAGTAAATGCGTTTTTTGTATTGATATTGGTATTTGTATTTGTAACATGTTCTACCCAAACTGCTAAATGTGCCAACTTATTAGGAATAAATACATCATTGAGTGTCGCGCTCTTAACCATCTTCTTCAAATCTTCAAGAGTGTCGCGCATTTTAACTATATTCGCATCATCGGTCTTGTCAATCATATCAGACGCAATTTTACTTTTGTTTTTATTCTTTCTTTCCATTGATTTTGACGCACCACTTGCGCCACACAATTTATTTGTTATTTTTTCTTCTTCAAATGCTAAATCACTCTCAATTTGAGCAATTCTCTCATTCAATGTATTATTAAATTCTATCTTTTCCATAATATCTTTCATAATACTTGCTGGAATATTTGCCTGTTGAATACAGAACTTGGCGACCTTTTGAACATCATTTGCTAAGAATATTGTAGGTCCATCAGTTAGCGTGTAAGCATCTTTTGTAGTAATATAAATGGCACAACTGCCTTTTGCTTGGGTAGCAGCATTAGTAAGAGAATTGGCAGCAGAACTAGAACTAGAAGTAGCATTAGTGGTAACAACAGAGCTACTAGTAACTTGTGTCGATGCCATTCTAGTCAGAGAAGCACCACTCATAGAACTATTCATGTTTTTTGCTTCAGTTACAGCTCCCAAACTGCGAGTCTTTAATATCTTATTTCCACTAGGGTCGATACCTGTATTTGGCACAATACGTTGTTTTCTACCAAGTTGAAACGCAGTATAAACTGATGCCCATGAATCAGGTAGTATATTTTTAAGAACCTTCAAATAATACAGTTTAATGCTTTTCATATTTATATCAGAAACATTGGCAAAATTACGCGAAAACTTAGCAGGAGTCTTAACGTAATTATTTCTCTCTGAATACATCGCAAATTCAGCAGTCTCTTTCAAGTCAAAATATCTCAGAAGCGTCAAATGCTCTTCACAATGGTTAACAACTTTCAAGACTTCATCATACTTCTCACTTAAATGATGTGGCATAATAACATATCCATTGTTATCAATTAATGGTATAGTTTTCTTACAGTCGTGACTGACAATACTGAACACATGCGATGCTTTAAATTTTGTTCTAAAATCAGCAATTGTCTGAACAAGTTCATGCTCTTTTGGCAATGTGGCAGATGATAAAACCATATTTGGTATCATATTATCACTCCAATTTTTCTTTATAATTTTGTGAAGAACATGGTCGTTATAATCCATTGTAATTGTTGGTTCATCCCATTGAACTACAATGCGTTCTGCTCTATTAAATGCCAACATATAATACATCGCTGGCAAATAAGAACGAATATCGCAAATCATAATTTCAACCTTGTCTCCAACTGAATTGTCAACTTTTTTAATAGCTCCAGTGCGTTTATTGACAGTATACTCTTTTGCCGCAAAATAATGTAGACGAATATCTTCGGCACTAGAACAACCAAACGCAAACGCGATTTTCTTGTTCGCAGAAATAGCACTTCTAGCTAGTGCCAAACCAACGTGTCTCGCAGCGCAAACAAATATGACCCGGTGTCCTTCAGATAACCCAAGTGGCGTCAATGTTTTGCCTGTGCCAGTAGGAGCAATATATAATAATAATTTAGGCTGTTTACTCTTCACAGAATTAAATATTTCTTTTTGATGGTCATATAAAGTCAAATCACTGTATTTCAACAGATTAGAATTACGTTCAATAAAATCATATGAATGTTCAATAATATAACCCAAGTCAATTTGATTGGTATTTTCATAGTGTTCTAAAACAGCAACTATTATGCGTTTCAAATGAATATTAATATGTTCAATATTGTTATTAATTAAATTACTCAGCGTGTAATAATGAAATAGCCAATGTTTATTATTAGTAGATTTTTCATCTATCATTTGTTCAAGATGTCTGAATAGAACAAATTCGTAAATATTTGTGTTCATTGTGTCAATATGTTCACTGCGAGAGAGACGAATTTGGTCAATTGTCTTTAATTTGACATCAGACACAATATTAATATAACATATAGAATCCTCTGTTCCGCTTGCTCCTGCTACACTTGCTCCTGCTCCACTTGCTCCTGCTCCTCCTCCAAGACCCTCTATTTTAGATACATGTTTCCGCTCCTTCTTGCCTCTAGCTTTTTCAAACTTAATAAACGCGAACCCTTGTTTCGCCACAATAGCCTTCACCTTTTCAGCAAAATATTTGTTGAATAGAAACTCTTCTATATCACTACTAAATTCTATCTTTAGAAATGTAAAGAGAGAATCTGTTTTATTAATTTTAATATTCACATCGGAATATCCTTTGATTATTAAATCAAGAACTTCTTTTTCTTGACTGGCAACGGGAATTTCAATAGAATCCCACTCGGATTTAGATAATTTAATTTGTTTAAGATCCATTTTAATGTTAGATAAAAGTAAAGGTTTTATTATATTTAATGCTTATTTCTTTATATACATTTATTAAATACATTTTATTAAATCAATTTTTTTCACAAGCCAAAATAAAATTGAATTAAAAAACCCAAATAAAAATAACAATATAAATTATAATAAACTAAGATGGCGCTTAACGACTACATTACTATTGTATCTATCGAGGGAAATATTGGCTCTGGTAAATCAACTTTATTAGAAACATTAAAGACAATATTTAAGGAAAATGGTAATATAGTATTTTTAAGAGAGCCGGTGGATGAATGGGAGAAAATTAAGGACAAAGATGGTAATACAATGTTACAGAAATTTTACGCAAATCAGCAGGAGTATTCATTCGCATTTCAGATGATGGCATATATTTCTAGGCTGGCTATTTTAAGAGAATCTGTTCGTGATATTATGGGTAAGATACATAAGCAATCCAGTTGTGAAAATAATAAATACATTATCATAACAGAGCGCAGTTTATACACTGATAAATATGTCTTTGCGAAGATGTTATATGACCAAGGCAAAATAGAAGATGTCAAGTATCAAATTTATTTAAATTGGTTTGACGAGTTTGCCAAGGATTTTCCTGTGAATGACGTTATTTACGTAAATACTGACCCGGAAAAATGCTATGAGCGTATTCATAAAAGGGCTAGGATTGGAGAGGAAGTTATACCAGTTGCTTATTTAAAATCTTGCCATGATTATCATAATTCGTTTTTAGACGAAACAACTGGAATAAAAACAACTCAATTGGTTCTAAATGGCAATGTAGATATATTTGAAAATAGCCACATAGTTGATAGTTGGATTATCTCAATTATGGAGTTTTTAAAAATATAAAATCTATAAAAATCTAAATTATAAAAATAAAAATATATTTATATTTATATAAAATGGTCGACGGTATTAATCTAAGCGAAGCATGTATGCCAGCAAGAGTATATTTTTTCATTACAGTTTTTGCCATAATTGTGGCACTATTTAATGGTATTAACATAATTGGTGTAGTTATGAAAGTATTATTTGGATTGTTTTGGTTTGTTGTATTAAAATGGTTATGCGACAAGGGTTATGAAAAGTTATCATGGTTTTTGGTATTGTTACCATACATCATTATTGCTGTCATATTTTTTAAAATTATAAATAATCCTAATATGAAGCAATAAGCAATAAGCAATAAGCAATAAGCAATAAGCGATAAGCAATACGCGATAAATATAAATAACATATAAATATATTTTTTAATGAAATATATTTATAATGAATACAAGTTTAGAAAAAGAAAAAGAAAAAGAAAAAGAATTAGTTATTTGTTGCCCACATTGTGAAACCCCTGTAGTAATAGAGAAACTAAATTGCTGTATTTTTAGACACGGGACTTTAATTGTGTCTGGCAAACAAATTGACCCTCATGCGTCAAAAGAACTGTGTGACTTTTTTGTAGAAAATAATAAAATATATGGATGCGGTAAGCCGTTTCAAATTATTAAAAATGAAAAGGGCGAATTAGTCGCAGTTGTTTGTGGCTATATTTAAAAAAATAACTTTTATAAGCGTAGCAAAAAAAGTTATTAGTTATTAGACCCAGACCCTAGCAAACTTGAATATAAATTCACAATATCCAAATAGTAGTCCATTGACGCACTAATAAAGTCGCCATTATAGTTCCGTTGTAAAATAGTATTTGTATCATATACAACATACATCGCAAACAATATAATACCAATAAATGACAACAATTTATGTGCCCCAGTCATTTGTGCGCCCAAAACAAAAACCAATCGAAAAATGATTAGCAACAAGAGTGCCCAAAATAATATAGCACCAAATTTGTAGCCCAAATTAATGCCACCTGCTGTTAATGCCACACCAGTTGCCAACATAACACCAAATATGGACATTGCTCCTTGAACTGCTGTATCAATTACTACTGGATTGAATACTTTTTTATAAACACTAAGCATAAGTCCAAATATATATGAAAATAGCGCAAATAAAGCAATCTTCATAATTCTAGGCATTGGGACAAATACAAAGACCAAAATAATTACAATTTGAGCAACAAATAGTGGGAATGTTTTGATATTCGGATTATTTGTCTTATTCATTACATAATATGTAATACCCAATTGAGCTAATAGATTTGTAAAAACCATTATTAGGAATTCACGCTTATCATACATGCGCTTTATAATATTGACTTTTTCAGGCATTATATAATATATTTTTATTTTTTTATTTTTATTTTTTTATTTTTTATAAATAAAATACAAATAACAAATTAATTAGAAGGACAAATCTACTACTACTGGATAATGGTCTGAATTAAGTTTATCGCAATATTCATTGTAACCGTGATATATAGACACCTTAGAAACCTTGGCAAAAATTTTAGAGCTCATTAGCACATGGTCTATCATTGAATAATCTTTTTGAGAGCTAGTATCACAATTGGAATCAGAGTTATACCAGTCACTATAACGCTCCGATTGCGCCATTTTTGACGCAGCATTTGTCAGCGTGTATGTGCCTTTTTTCTGACCAAAGAGCCCTTTCAAGGTATCTAGGACATACGAAATTGGTTTATCTGAATTAATATCAGGCACTTCTGCGTCAAAATCGTTTAAATCGCCTAAAAAGATTACTTCGTAACCTTTGGCAATATAATTATAAATCACATTTTGTAGCACTTGTGCCTGTGCTTCTCTTTCGGCGCAACGTAACTTATCAGTCGGATATGCTAAAAAATGGGCACCAATTAGTGCCGTATTATAACCGCCTAAATTAAACTCGGTAATATAATGTTTGCTAACACCAGATGTTCCTGTTGCGCCAGTGTAGCCACATTTGGAACCAGGCACTGGATACGAAATACGCTCTTCAGTTCGATACAAATTTGTCAAGGGGTCTATGCGTGTTAAAAGTCCTACATTCTGTCCGGTGCTTGTATCTGTACCCTCCTTCAAATATGGTTTATAACTGGTATCATTTAGCGCACTTATTAGCATATTGAGCTCATCACAACCTTCTATTTCACAGAAATTAATAATATCTGGATTTAATCCTTTCACAACATTTGCTACATAAGATAAATGTGTCTGAGCATTTTGGACAGTTGTCCATGGACAGCCTGAACCAGGACATTTGGCATTGCTGTTGTAGTCAACAAAGAGCCATTCAGCGTTGTATTGGACAACACGCAGCGAATTCTTGTTTTTTCTTCGGTCACCAATACTGGAAATTAAAGGACACTCAGTGTCGCCCTTAACCACTAATAGATTTATCATGAAGGTATTAGATGACATCAACAATGTAAACAACAATACTAGTAAACTTGTAGGAGTCATTTTGTAATTAATATATACTACAATTATAATTAAATTTCTTATAAAAATTGAATTATAAATAAATAATAATCATTATACATTATATATAAATTATAACAATGTCTTCTTCTGATGACAATTGAAATATTATTTTTCGGAATCTAGTTGTCCTTTTACAAAATCAAAATTTTTTTTAAACCATTTTTTTGTATAAAACTTATCAAGACCAGTTTCTTTCATTTTTTCATAAAGGTCTGAATCTGAATCTGAATCTTCAAAATTATATATTTCTTGCGAATCCGTTGTTATCATTTTTTCCATTTCTTTGTATGAAACATCTTTAACCATAAGATAATCCCTTCCCTTATTATCAAAAAAAACACCCCATATTTTATTTGGTGAATGTTTTTTTTCCTTAAATTGATTTGTTTTTATATCAAAAAAAGGGAATTTTATATTAGGATTTTTTTTTAATAAATAGTTTGT